AATGGCGAAATAGCTAACAGAGCTGTGACAAAAAACGTCAATGGCGAAATAGCTAACAGAGCTGTGACAAAAAACGTCAATGGCGAAATAGATAACAGAGCTGTGACAAAAAACGTCAATGGCGAAAGCGATGTAGAAAGAGAAAAATACAGTAAGGCATGGATGAACGATGATTACCGGACATTTTCTCCTGGAGAGAACATGATAATGCCTTTTATGATGACAGCTAAGCCAGACACTGGATCGTCAATAACAGACTTCGGATCTGGTACTGGTAGAGCAAGCCTGTTCTTCCATGAATGTGGATTGCAGGTACAGATGGTAGACATAGCTGATAACTGTTTAGATAAGGAAGTGAAAGAGAAGATAGGTGACAAGCTTATTATAGGAAATCTATGGGAACAGATAGTAGGACTAAAACATTCGGACATAGGGTATTGTTGCGATGTCATGGAACATATACCAGAGTTCTATGTAACTGAGGTGATAGAAAATATTGTGGAAAGATGTGACAAAGCTTTTTTCCATATATGTTTCCATGAAGATCATTTCGGAAAACAGATGGGTGAGGTTCTGCATCTAACCGTCAGACCGTTCAAATGGTGGTTAAAAGTTCTAGAACACTTCGGTACTGTTACAGATGCGCGGGACTTATTATTTAATGGAATGTTTATAGTTGAAAACGCCAACAGAGCTGTGACAAAAAACGTCAATGGCGAAATGGGTAACAGAGCTGTGACAAAAAACGTCAATGGCGAAATGGATAACAGAGCTGTGACAAAAAACGTCAACGGTGAAAGTGGAGGCAATGATAATGGATAGTCCTATACTTATTACCGGACCGGCGCGATCTGGCACTTCTATGGTGTCGGGCATTGTTGCAAGGCATGGGGTTTGGATTGGTGAGTGTGCGAATCCTAATATTAGTAACCCTGTAGGATTTTACGAGAACAGTAGTATAAGGGACGGCGCTGTTCGTACATTACTATCTTCACATGGTTATGACATGTTTGGAATTAGTCCTTTACCGGCTGCATGTTTTGACAACCCTGTGGACCTTGCTTTTATAACAGAACAGCTAATATTATCTAACGGATATCTTGGCGGTCAGTGGCTATATAAAGACGCCAAGCTTGCATTGATGTGGAGGCCGTGGAATACCAGCTTTCCAGATGCTAAGTGGATAGTAGTGACAAGGGATAAAGAAGACATAGTTAAATCTTGCATCCGTTCTTTTATGAACCACCATTTACAACAAGGCGAAGATTTCTGGTCTGAATGGGTTGAGGAATATTTGTTTAGAATAAGGGATCTTGTCCAATCGGTAAATAACTGTAGATTAATATCATCGGAATCTATTGTGCGCGGTAACTATGACGAGCTGGAGGAGGTGATCGAAGTATTTCTGGGTCAAAAATTTGATAAAGAAGCTGTTAAAGACTTTGTCAATCCTGACTTGTTTAATCTTAACGGTGAGAAGCAGAAAATAAACAAAGATGGATTAAAGCTAAATACTCCGCTGTCTAAACGTATTTCAAATATTGAATCGAATATAAAGTTACAGTTGCCGCAAGCACAGCCGTATCCGATCAACGATCAATCTATTGCTGTAGTAGCTGGCGGACCAAGTTTGAATAAGACATATATAGATTTGCGGTGTCAGTATAACGAAGGAACTAAGTTGGTAGCAGTTAATGGAACGCACGATTGGCTGATAGAAAGAGGAATGAAACCTTCTGTAATGGTGATGGTAGATGCAAGAGAAATAAATCTGAAGTTTGTAAAGAAGCCAATTGAAGGATGTAAGTATTTTATAGCTTCACAATGTCATCCATCAATATTTGAAGCACTGAAAGACCAAGAACTTTACATCTTTCATTCTTTGGATGACGGTACAGAAGAAAAGAAAGTATTAGATAATTATTACTTTGGAAATTATCACTTTGTAATAGGCGGTTCAACAGTAGCGTTGCGTACTATATGGTTGATGAGAATGTTAGGATTTAGAAGAATGGATGTGTATGGATTTGATTCTTGTTATATGGATGGGAACCACCATGCGTATATACAATCAGAAAATGATGGAAAGGAGGTGCGGAAAGTAACGTGTCTTAATAAAGATTTTCTTTGCAATGAATGGATGGTAGACCAAGCCAACGATTTTAAAGAATTTGTTAAGAGCGTTGGAGGAGAGTTTGAATTGAATGTTCATGGAGATGGATTGATTTCTTACATGATGGAAAAAGGAGCCGAGATCTATACGGCTAATATTGAAAGTAACGGAGGAATAGAAAATGGCAACAAGCGCGTGGAAGTTTTATAACAAGTTCAAGCAGTATATGGCAGATGGGACTATCAATCTTGGGTCTGATACTTTCAATCTCGGTTTGTTTACAAGCGCGTCTAACGCTGCGACAGATACACTTTCTACACGGAGCCAAGTGACCGGAGAAGTGGCTTCCGCCAATGGTTATGTTCTAGGCGGAAAAGCTTTGACCGGAGTTACGTGGGCAACTGGTGCATCTGCTAAAGAAATGCGTTTCGATGCAACAGCCGCTATCTGGTCTGCTTCCGGTGGAAGTATTAGTGCTGCAAAATTCGGTGTCGTATACAGTGTAACAAGTGGCGCGTCTGCTGGACTGCAGAAATTAGTATGCCGTTCTCAACTATCTACTTCTCAATTTAGTGTGACAACCGGCAACACTCTTACAGTCACTCCTTCTGCCAACGGTGTCTTTGAGCTTAATTAATAATGGTTTAAAATAGTAGATGAGTTGAATCTGTACAAAGGGATATAGTAAATGGCTGAGATAATTAATAGGAGGACTGCTAATAGTAAATCCTATGATATTGGTGGATCAGTTAAAACTGTCATTGGATTTAACTCGCTCCATTTTGGAGTAGGTAGCCAGCCAGTAGATTTCACTCCCACCCCCTCAACCACACCTTTGGATGGCTGGAAGGTTGAGAGTGCGGCTTATCATTATTCGGTAGGCAGGAAGTCAGGCGTTGATGGCTGGTTTGGCTTTGGTGGTAGGCAAGGGCAGAACAATGTTTTCTTTCGCTTGCAAAGAATGGGATATGTCCATTTTCCAACTAGATCATTTTCTGATTTATCTGGCTCCCCGTCATATCAGCGATCAAATCTAAATTCAAATGTTGAATATTTTGATACTGGCGAAGAACAATTACCCATTGGACTATCTGCAAAGTGGGCTAATATCTTCACTGGTGTTGATATTGATTTAAGCGCGAATGGTGACAGGCTTAAATTAGATGTTGTTTTAAGTGCATCCACAAGAGCATTAATACCCGCGCCAAGTACACCGATTAATCAAACCTATTTCGGTATGGTGTTTAAGATTGATCTGTCTGATATCCCAAAGATTGTAAAGAATGGCATAGTTGCTCCTGATGATTTTGACGATTCAGATTTTCCAATTGAGCTAAGGGATTCACTTGATAACCTTCTTGCTTTCATGCCAATTGATTACGCCTATGCCGGAGGTAAAGATAACGAACAGAATGTAAAACTTACCAAGCGGATTTGGATTGATACAGAAAATCAGTTCGGCGGTGGGACTTATATGTTCGTCGGCGCTAAAGCCGCGCAACTTAATTCCTTACCCGCTGGCAATATAAGGTTTGATCCTACTTTTGGCCCTGTACAAGTCGGCGCTAATGATCGCGATGGGCAAGAGACTAATGATTCATCATGGCAGGCGAGCGGGCAGGATTCAGATGGTAGTAGAGTCGGCTTAGCAAGCGGTGTTCCCTACGATATGGGAATGGCTTGGACGAATGTAACTATTCCGAATGGAGCCACCATAAGTAGCGCCACCATAGAAATATTTATGAAGTGGACGAATGGCGCTGTCAATATTGTCACAAGAATGCAAGGCTTTAATGTTGATAACGTTGCAGTGTTTGGCAGCTCTAACCGTCCATCACAAATAGCGCAAACAACAGCATTAGTTGACAGAACATACACTTCTGGGGGTGACTGGTTAGATGAGAGCTGGCTGACGCTTGATGATGCAACGGCCATTATTCAGGAGATAGTTGATAGAGCTGGCTGGGCGTCGGGCAACGCATTAGGAGTTGTTTTAAAGGAAAATGGCGGATCAACGGGAGCACGTTGGCAATTCCAGGATTATGGCAGGAATACAACTCAAGCCGCAAAGATTACGATTGTTTATACGACTGGAGGAACCAGTATAGGTGTTCCTACGACCAATCTTTCTCTAACAACATCAACGCCAACTGTTGCAGTTACTAAAAATATTTCTTTATCCGTCCCTACTGCTAATTTACTATTGGATTCTACAGCTCCAACTGTAACTGTAGGAAATAGTATAGATGTATCTGTTCCTTCTGTTGATTTATTACTATCAGCTACGGCTCCAACTGTCGCCGTTACTAAAAACATATCTTTATCGACACCTTCTTCTGATCTATTACTATCGGCTACAGCTCCAACTGTTGCGGTTACTAAAAACATATCTATATCTGTACCGACCGTTGATCTATTGCTATCGACTACGGCTCCAACTGTTTCTTTATCAAATGCTATTGGTATAGTAACGCCGCCTGCTGATTTACTACTATCTTCGTCTGCTCCTACTGTTGCGGTAAGTAAGCATATTTCTATATCTGTACCGACCGTTGATCTATTGCTATCTTCATCTGCCCCAACTGTTGCAGCGGGGAATAGTATAGGTATTAATGTTCCTGCAGCCGATTTGTTAATATCTTCATCTGCTCCTACTGTTGCGGTTACTAAAAATATTTCTATATCTGTACCTACTGCCGATTTATTACTGTCTTCATCTGCACCTTCTATAAGTGTAGGAAATAACATAGATGTAGGTATACCGGCTGCTGATTTAATGCTGTCTTCATCTGCACCTTCTGTATCAGTAAGTAAGAATATATCTATATCTGTACCGGCTGTAGATTTATTACTATCTACTACTGCACCGTCTTCTACTTTATCTAACAAAGCTCAGTTGGTTCCAGCAAGTGTTGATTTAATTCTTAGCACAACTGCTCCAACTGTTGCGGTTACTAAAAATATATCTTTATCTGTACCATCTGCTGATCTTTCTTTAGTAGCTACGTCTCCATCTTTAAGTATAGATAAATTTATAACAATAGACAAGGCAGATCTATCTTTAACATCGACAGCTCCTATAGTATCGGCTTCTAATAACAAGCAAATGTCTGTACCATCTGCTGATCTTGTTCTTGTTTCTAGTGCGCCAACTGTTGAAGTTACTAAGAATATATCTTTATCCGTTCCTTCTGCTGATCTTTCTTTAGTGGCTACGGCTCCAATAGTACAAACTACCAGCCAAGTTCCTCCATCTGGGTACATAACTTATGTAGATTCTGGGCCAGATACTTCAATAGCAGATACAGGTCAATCTATAAGTATAGGAGTTTCATAATGACAACTATAGCGTATGACGTTGGTGATAGTAGAAGATTGAAAGCTACATTCAAAGATACTGCAGGAACAATAGCAGATCCTACTACTATAAACTTTAAGATTAGAGAGCCAGATGGTGTAGAAACTACATATGTATTTGGAACAGATTCTGAACTGGTTAAAGAAGGAACAGGAATTTATTATGTAGATTGGACTATGGCAAAGCCAGGAAGACATATAGGCAGATTCATAGGAACTGGAAATATAATAGGTACAGAAAATTACGAATTCTATGCTAGAAGGAAGGAGGTAGGATAGTGAATACTTTATTAGTAACAGCGCCATCTGTAGAACCTGTAACTATGCAGCAAGTGCGGGATTATATAAAGCAAGATGATAATAATGAAGATGCTTTTATATCAGAATTAATAGTTTCGTCAAGGCGTATGTGCGAAAGATTTACACGCAGAGCATTGATTACACAGACATGGAAATTATTTCTTGATAACTGGCCAAGTTTTAATTCTTCTCATGATTGGTGGGACGGTACTAGGCAAGGAGCAGACATACCCCACAATAGAGACAGCATAGATTTACCGCAAGCGCCATTGCAATCTATAACGTCAATAACAACCTATGACGATGCAGATGTCGCTACTGTATGGGCTTCTAGTAATTACTTTGTAGATTCAGTAAGTGAGCCAGGAAGGATAGTGGTACGTTCTGGTTCTAGCTGGCCTACTACTGCAAGAGTTGCGAATGGTATTGAAATAGTATTTGTATGTGGGTATGGAATAGCTCCACAAGATGTGCCTCAAGAATTGCGAGATGGAATGCTAAAGCTTATTTCTAAAATGTTTCAGTGCCGTGGAGATTCTGTTGAGAAAGCGGCTAGTGAATCCGAAGCTGAGATGTTGTGGTCAAGCTATAGGATTATAACGTTATGAGCAAAGACACGTGTTCTATTGGCGAATTAGATAAAAGAATTATAATTGAAAATTCTACTGAAGTTGACGATGGATACGGTGGTAAGACTATTTCATGGGCGACATTCGCTACTGTATGGGCAAGGGTAAAGCCGCTCAAAGGATTTGAAAAACTAAGAGCTATGCAGATACAATCAGAAGTTACCCATAAGATAACGATAAGATATAGATCAGGAATAACTACAGGTATGAGAGTGAATTTTAATTCAAGAATTTTTAATATAAAGTCTTCAATAAATATTAACGAAGATGATCAGTGGTTGGAAATAATAGCTGAAGAAGGTGTAGGTACATAATGTCTATTCTAAGTATTACAGGTGGAAAATCGCTAAGTAGAAAACTTGGTAAGCTTCCTAGTGCTATAACTGCAGAAGTTGCCAAGGCAGTTTTTGAAGCCGGTAACGACCTTAGAAATAGTATTATAGATTCTATGCGTGAAGCAAAGACAGGAATAACCTATACAAGAAAAAGTGTTTCGCACACTGCATCTGCGTCTGATGAGCCTCCAGGAATTGATCTTGGTAACTTGGTTAATTCTATTCAAGCGATTCCAAGCAATAAAGGATTGAGTATTTCTATAGGAATAAATGATATAAGCCAAGCCAAGTATGGAGAATATTTAGAATTCGGCACACAGAATATGGAACCGCGTCCATGGCTTCAACCTGCTTTCGACTTTGTAGCTCCGAAAGCTACTAAGAAAATTGAGAAAGCTGTTAAAAGTGTATTAAGGGGGATTTCAAAATGAGTACCAATGGAGTCTTAGAATTACAGAAAGCAATATTTAGTAAGCTAGATGGTGATGCAACTCTTACTGCACTAGCTACAGGTGGAATACACGATCATGTAAGTCAAGACGGAACTTCATTTCCGCATGTAGCGATAGGCGAGCATAGTGCAACAGACGATTCTACTATGGGTAAGGCCGGTCAAGTTGTTCTTAACAATATCCATATATGGTCTAGGTATAGAGGGACAAAAGAAACTAGGCAGATAATGGAACGCATATATGACTTGCTGCATAAATCTAGTCTTAGTGTAGCAGGGTTCAGCTTTGCAGGAATGATGCACGAATTTTCTTCCAATGTATCTTTAGACCCGGATGGTATAACTAGGCATGGAGTTATGAGGTTTAGAACTAACATAAATGAAGTATAGGAGATAGATAAAATGTCAAAACAAGTTCTGCAAAACTGCAAACTGTATGTAGATGGATACGATTTTTCTGGCGATATGAACGCTCTGGCTTTAGATTATAGTGCAGAAATGCAAGACAACACTACATTCGGGCAAGACACAAGAACTAGACAGGGCGGTTTGAAAGTATCAACTTTTGCTCATGAAGGGTATTGGAGCGGCGGCGTTGATAATGTTGATGATATATTATTTAATAAAATTGGTCTTATAGATGTACCTATGACAGTCGGTCCTATAGCAGGAGTGGCCGGTGAGGTAGGGTTCTTTATGCCTGTAACCGTAGGAGTATATAACCCTGGAGCTTCCATAGGTGACATGTTCTCATTCTCAGTTGAAGGTGAATCTTCAAAGGATGGTTTGATACGCGGAACTATAATGTTGAATGGAACATTATCTGCAAGCGGTAATAGTACGGCAAGACAGTTGGGAGCAGTTTCGTCTTCACAGAAAATGTTTGCTGCTCTGCATGTATTAAGTGCTGGTGGAACATCCCCTACACTTGATGTTGTAGTACAGAGCGATAGTGCTTCTGGGTTTGCATCTCCATCAAATAGATTTACATTCAGTCAGAAAACAATAGTCAGTTCTGAGTGGGCGACTCCAGTAGCAGGATCTATAACTGATGATTGGTGGAGAATTAATTATACGATAGGTGGAACATCACCTTCTATAGCGTTTGTTGTTTCAGTTGGTATTAAATAAAGGAGAAGTAAAATGGCAAAGATAGTTTTAACAGATGCGTCTGTTGTTATTGGTGGTAATGATGTTTCTGCTAATGTAAAGTCAGTTACTATTAACTACGCTGCTGAATTGCAAGACAGTACGGTTATGGGCGACGATACAAGGCGGAGACTTGGCGGTTTGAAAGACTGGTCTATGGATGTTGAGTTGGCACAAGATTTCGCCGCATCTCAACTGGATTCTATACTGTTTCCATTGGTGGGTACTACATTTACAGTAACTCTTAAACCTACTTCTAGCGCGGTCGGAACTTCAAATCCTTCCTACAGTGGTACAGGTATTCTTGAGAACTACCCGCCATTAGGAAATTCAATTGGAGATCTTGCTACGACCAGTATCTCAATCCAATCTGCCGGAACACTGGCAAGAGCAACAGCATAAGTTAAATAGGGCACTCATTAATCACAACCCGATATAAGGAGAATACTAAAATGTTGAATCGTGAAGATATATTTGCAGCGGATGATCTTAAAACTGAGAACGTACCAGTAACAGAATGGGATGGTAGCGTTCTAGTTAGAGGACTGACTGGCGAAGAAAGGGATATGTTTGAATCTGAATCCATTAGCATGAAAGGAAAGGATGTTCAGGTTAACCATAAAAATCTACGCGCTCGTTTGGTAGCGTTAACTGTAGTTAATGAAGACGGTTCTAGAATGTTTTCTAAAGAAGATGCTGTCGAGCTAGGAAAAAAGAGTGCATCTGCCTTGGACAAAGTGTTCTCAGTGGCTCAACGTCTTAGCGGTTTAAGTGGTGAAGATGTGGAGCAGTTAGTAAAAAACTCAGAACCAACCACGAGCGAAGATTCTTCTTCTCTCTAGCGCGTGAGTTGGGCGGGATGACGGTACGAGAAATGCTTGTTAGAATTAGCAGTCATGAGATTAGCGAGTGGCAAGCATTTCTCACATTAGAGAATGAAGATCGTAAGAAAGATGAATTGGCGCACAAAGCAGAAGCTAGACTTAAAAGTTAAAGGAAAAGTGTAATGGCTGTCATAGATTCGTTAATTGTTAAACTTGGTTTAGATGCCAGAAAGTTTGAAGCTGGAATGCAAAGATCTAGATCTAATATATCTGCTTTTGGTAAGAATATTTCATCTGCCGGTAGAACTATGACCACCAGATTCACTGCTCCTTTAGTTGGCGCGGCGTTTGCTCTGGTTAAATTGTCAGATGCTTTCCAAGAGGCTGAGAATAATATTCGTGCGGGAACAGGCGCTACAGGAAAGCAGTTAGAAATACTTAAGAAAGATTTTGAAGCGGTGTATCAATCAATTCCTATTAGTGCGGCGGAAGCATCCAATGCTATATCCGCGTTAAATACTTTGACCGGAGCAACTGGCCCTGTTCTTCAGGAACTTACTCGTAATGTTGGTAACGTTTCTAGAATGCTTGGTGAGAATGCAGTTAGTAATGCGACAGCTTTTGGAACAGCTTTGAAGCAATGGAAGATACCTGCTGAAGATGGTGTTGATCTTATGGATAAGATGTTCAAGATCACTCAAAATTCTGGTATTGGATTTGGAAAGTTAGTAACTCAGTTAAATACTTATGGCGTAGTATTGCAGAATGCAGGATTTACAGCCTCAGAAACTGCAGAGTTGATGGGGAATATGAACGCTGCAGGATTTGCTTGGAGTAGAATAGGTCCAGGATTGAACGCTGCATTAAGAAAGTTTGCAGATGCAGGTCTTCCACTTAGGGAATCGTTGGGTGAGGCTATCAAAAGAGTTAAGGAAGCAAAGACAGAAACAGAAGCGTTGAGCGTTGCAACAAGTATATTCGGAGCAGAAGGAGCACAACGATTATCCAAAGCTATACGAGATAATGTTTTTGACATAACCAATCTCGGAGAAGCTCTTAAAGGAACGAGTGGTTTAATTGCTAGTACCGCAGAAAAAACGTTGACTTTTGGCGATAGAATGACACTGCTTAAAAATAAAGTTGCACAAGCGGCGGTTCCTTTAGGGGAAACATTGGTCAATGCTTTAGAAGCTAACTTGCCCGCGATAGAAAAATTCATTGGAAAGATAGGCGAGGCGATAACTTGGTTTACAAACTTGGATGGCGAGACTGTTAAGACTGCTCTTAAGATAGCAGGAATATTCGCGGCGGCTGGCCCTATAATGCTTGCGCTTGGTCCATTTATTAAATTGTTTGCGCTAGCGTTCGCCTTTCCTGCAGGAACTATTGCCGCTGCTATTATAGGATTCACTGCTGGAGCGTTAGCGGTATGGAATGTATGGGGTGAAGATATAAAACGCATAGCGCAAGATGTTTGGGAATCAATAAGGAATTGGTTTTCTACAGGATTCATGGATGCACTGTCAGGAATTCAAGGTGGGCTGGATACAGCTATAGGATGGTTTGAAAACTTCAAAAATGTTTTGGTAGGAAATTCTATTGTTCCAGAAACTACAGAAGCAGTCCAAGCATACTTTGACGATATGGCAAAAGGAATGGCAGAATCAACTAAGAAAGGTACTGATAAATCTTTAGGAATAGCTAAGACATTCAGTTCTGGGTTTGAATCCTCAATATCATCTTCGCTTACATCTTCTATAACCAGTTTCCAAAGTTTCGGGGATATTGTTTCGGGAATTATGAGACAGGTGGCAACTGAGATAATTCGCGTTGCTATAGTTTCAAAACTTGTTAGGGGAATATTCGGCTTCTTCACAGGCGGGGCATCTACGGCCGTGACTGCTGCGCTTGCAGATGGCGGTTCCGCAAGAGCAGGTAAGTCTTACATAGTCGGTGAGCGTGGCCCAGAACTATTCACTCCTCGTAGTTCCGGCACTGTTACATCTAATGAAAATCTTGGAGCGGTGGGCGGTGGGTCTGCTAATGTTACTTTTAATATAAGCACTATAGATTCTAGAGGAATGGCCAGCTTATTAGCTTCAAGGCGTGGACAAATAATTGGAATGATACAAGCCGCCTATAACGATAGGGGTAGAGATGGAGGGCCGATAAGATGAGTGGCACACTACCGACAACAGTAGCGTTTAGAACGATAGGTCTTATTTCTGTTAATAGAAACTTTGCAAGCAAGACCCATTCAGGAAAAAGACAGGTACGAAAAGTTGGAGGTCATCTGTGGCGCTTTAATCTTAACTATCCTGTTATGAAAGAAGCTGATCTTAGGGAACTGTACGCTTTTCTAATGTTGCAAGAAGGAATCTTCAGTACCTTCACAGTTATACCGCCAGATCTTGCAGTTCCTAAAGGTATAGCAACAGGAACGCCGGTTGTTAAAGGAGCTGGACAGACAGGAAGCACGTTGATAACAGATGGGTGGACTGCTAACCAAACTGCAATTCTTAAAGCTGGCGATATTCTAAATGTAGCGGGAAATACAAAAGTTTATATGGCGACCAACAGCCCCAACAGCGATGGAACAGGAACTGCAACTGTAAATATAAAACCGCCTATGGTTACAGCATATTCAGACAACGCTGCAATAACTGTTAACAGCGTTCCGTTTACTGTCTCACTTGATACTGATCTGCCAGAATACAACGCTTCTTTTGATACGTTTTTCAGATTAGGATTTGGTGTAGAGGAGGTGTTGAGCTAATGGCTAATAGAAATATGACATCTGGACTACTGACCGAAGTAGCTAAACAAGAAGTAGAAATGTTTTCACTTATTAAAATGGGATTCGCTACGCCGCAATATTTAACAGATGCTTATAAAAATGTTACTGCTGGCGGAAATTCATATCTTGCATCTGGCAATCTACTTTCTATAAGTTCTATTACTGAAGAAACGGTACTGACAGTAGGAAGTATGTCTGTCAGTTTTTCTGGGGTTAATCAGGCAAACATAAGCGTAGCATTAACAGAAAATTATGTTGATGAAGTTGTGCAATGGCAGATGGGATTCTTTGATTCTTCTGGAACTTCGGTGATAGACCCTGTTCTTTTATTCGATGGCCGTATAGAAAATTTTAGTTTAAGTGAAGACCCAGAAAGTGGGGTAAGTACAATCACATGGTCTGTCGCTTCTCATATGTCAGATTTTAAAAAGGTAGCAGGAAGGCGTACTAATACTAAAGACCAAGAAATATATTTTCCTGGTGACTTAGGATTAAATTTCGCTTCTGAAATAATAACAGACTTACAATGGGGGAAGCCATAAATGTCAGATCAAAGTGGGTTCTTTAATAACCCCTTCACTAGAAAGATAGTTGATATAGGTGAGAGCGCCGTAGATTTAATACAAGATGGCGTTGATGAGATTGGAGATGGAATAAATTATTTCGTTGATAGCTCAGTAAACATAGGGAAGGCTATCTATGGATATTTCACTGGTCCTGATCTTGGTGATCTTGGCGACTTCGGCGCTTCGGAATTTGATTCTGAGAAAGGTGTTCTACTTAACAAATCTAGTAACATAGAAAAGATACCTGTTATATATGGAGCAAGGTTGGTAGGAGGAATAAGAGTTTTTGTGGGTGTTTCAGGAACTGTTAATCCAAATGAAAATCTAGACATTGCTTTGTTGCTAAGTGAAGGTGAGATTGAAGATATAGATGAAATATTTGTAAATGGTATTAAGTGGGACGATGCTAAGTTTCTATCTAAGATCAGTACGCCGACAATATCAAAAGGAACTACCGGCCAAGGAGCAATATCTTTACTGCTTAACAGCTATACAGATTGGACAACTGCTCATAAACTTTCTGGCCTTGCGTATCTGCATCTTAGATTTACATGGAATGCAGACGCGTTCTCAACCTTCCCAAGAATAACATGTGAAGTTAGGGGTAAGAAAGTTCTTGATGTTAGAGACAGCGTAGTAAGATATTCTAGCAACCCTGCTCTATGTATTTATGACTACCTTACTAATTCTATATATGGAAAAGGGTTGACGTCTTCAGAAATAGATGTTCAGTCTTTTAAAGATGCCGCCGATTACTGTGATACAAAGATGGATGCCAGAACCAGTGCTCCAACAGGATGGTTAATAAATCAAGTAGGGCATGGAATTGGGGACACTACTACTTCTATAGATACAGGCACTAACAATCCTGCAGTTGGCGATACATTCACAGTGCCGAATGATACAACAAGATATAGAGTTACAAGTAAGATAGGAATATTCTTAAACTATGAACCAAGAGCCAACACTGCATTTGCAAACAACGCTGCTATGGATTTCCAAATCCCCTTCTTTGAATTTAACGGAAGACTGAATACTGCAAACAGTGTAATAGACAATCTTCAATTAATGCTTACAAGCTGTAGAGGATTCCTTCCATTTACTGGTGGAAAATATAAATTAGTAATTGAAAAAGATGAGACCCCTACATTTACATTCAATGAAGATAATATAACCGGAGCATGGTCTTTTTCTGGAGGCTCAAAGAAATCAAAGCTTAACAGAATTAAGATAAGGTATATAAATCCTGTTAAGAAATGGCAGAGTGACTTAGTAGTTAAGGAAGACGCTACTTATCTAAGTGAGGATAATGGTCTACTTCTTGAAAATGAAATTAGCTTGCCGTTTGAAACTAATCCTTATAGAGCATTGTATCTTGCAGAAACTGCTCTTAAGAAATCAAGACAGGGAATTGTAGTTACATTCAATGCGACCCTTACGGCTTTGAAAGTTGAGATAGGAGAAGTTATCTATATAACCCATACAACCCCTGGATGGACTAATAAAAAATTCAGAGTTGTAAGTATAAGATTGAAGATGAACGGAACATTGGAATTTGCAGTTGTAGAGCATGAACCGACTGTCTACGACAGAACAATACCTGCAGGAATACCAACGCCGCCAGATACTAACTTACCAGATCCATCTGCTATTGCTGCTCCTACTAGCCTTACTCTTTCATCTGGTACTGCACAACTATTATTAATGGGAGATGGGACTGTAGTTTCTAGAATACTTGCAAGCTGGACAGCTTCAGATGATATATTTGTAACAGGGTACGAGATAGAACATAAAAAGAATGCAGACTCGACGTTCATCCCTGTCTCACCTTCTTTCGGGTTAGCTGCTGTAAGTACCTATGTTTCGCCAGTTCAGGATGGAATAAGTTATGACGTAAGAGTTAGAGCGGTAAATTCTCTAGGCGTGCGTAGTTCTTGGCTGACAGTTTCTGGCCATACAGTAGTAGGAAAGACAGCCGCGCCAAGTCCACCATCTACTCTAGCTGCGGACGGTAGTGTATCTGGTGGTATAGGATTGTCATGGGTAAATCCATCTGATGCAGATTTATTAAATGTTGAAGTTTGGGAAGCCACTACTAATGATAGATCGCTGGCATCAAGAATATTTCAGCTATCAAGTGACGGCGTTTTAATTCCTAAAGCTAATGGAACTATACGATACTATTGGGTAAGAGCAGTAGATACATCTGGAAATGTAAGTACTTGGGAACCGGCCGGAGCAACAAGCGGTGTTCAGGGCACTAGCGGTTCCGCTTCTGCTGCTATAACAACTTTCTACTCTGCATCTACCAGTGTTCCAACTGCAACTGCTATAGGAGATTTATGGTATCAAACAGATACGCTTGAATTGCATAGGTGGAATGGTACAGATTGGAATAGCATTGTTTCTACAACAGACGCGGTCTGGGCAAACATAACAGGAATCTCAAAGCCTGATGATTATGCGACTACAGGCACAGACAGTAATGTTTTGGGCGATCCTAACTTTTATCAACAAGCTGCTGGCGATACTGATTATTGGGAGCTGACAGGAACGGGCGGCGAGAAGCCTACTATAAGCGCCACACTAGGTGAGAATTCTACGGCTGCATTAGTATTAGACACAACTGTAAATTGGGTATGGGCAAATTCAAGAGCGTTTACTGCAACAGATGGGGAAGTGTTTGAGATAAGCGGAAGATATATTTACGCCACAACATCCGGCGCAAGTACGATGGATATGCGTATAGTCGGATTTAATGCTGCGGGAACTAACTTAGGATTTGTATCGTTCAATCCTCTTGTTAAAAGTTCTTGGTCTGATTTCAAAGCAAGTCTTATTTTTACAGGTCTTAGTGGCGGTAGTGATATTGCGTATGCAAAACTTCAAATAGCGAAGCCAGGACCGAATGGAGTAATATGTAAAATAGATAATGTATACCTGTCAAGAAATGCAAAAGGATCAACTGCCGTAACAACTTATGTACAGACGACTGCTCCAACTTCTGGAATGGTATCTGGTGATATATGGTTTGACTCAAATGATAAGAATAAACAGTATAGATACAGTGGAACAGCTTGGGTAATTGTAAGGGACACAGATATACAACAGGCACTTAATGATGCGGCTGCTTCTCAAGCTGCTGCCGATGGTAAGATAGAATCTTTCTATCAAACAACAGCTCCAACGTCTGGAATGGTTATTGGCGATATATGGGTTGATACAAACGATAGTAATAAGACCTATCAGTATAGTGGAAGTACGTGGCTAGTCTTACAGGACACAGACATAATTGCTGCACTAACAGCGGGACAGGACGCGCAAGCAACAGCGAATGGAAGAGTTACAACTTTCTACTCTACTTCTACACCTACTGCAAACGCATTAGGGGATTTGTGGTACAACACGAATACTAACGAGCTTAGAAGGTGGAATTTATCTACATGGGCAGTAGTAGCTACAGAACAAGCAGATTTGGATTCTATTAGAGACGCGACTCCCGGTCTAGAATTGACGCAGGGTAATATAAGATCAGGACAGACGGCGTTTGACACAGGAACAGGATTCTTTCTTGGCTTCTCATCTGGCGCTCCTAAGTTTTCAATAGGAAAATCAAATGGTGATAAGATGACGTGGGATAATTCTCGTCTACTTATTACAGGTCTATTGGAGGCTGGGGCTGTTCATTCCCCTGTCATTTACACCAGTGGAAGCCATGCTCCTAATGCAAGTTCTGCCAACGCTGCTTCCTTAACTATTGCAGATACCACGGACTTTGCATCTTCCGGCACTAACAAAGCTATAGTAATAAATTCTCAAAACAATCTTGATGTGTTCACCTACACTGGCAAGTCTACAACTACAGGAGAGGGAAATCTAACTGGCATTCCAACGTCCGGGTCTAATGCGTTATTGGCACATGGAGCGATGGCTGTTATAGTTCCTACGCAACTTTCTACGGATAAGTCTATAGTAATAGATGAATCTAACAATGAAATGTACGTTATAGGAAATAGAGGGGATGGCACTGTAGAAATGCTTTGTTCTATAGGACAGAGGTTAGATGGGAGTGATTGGGTGGTAGGTGATTTTGGCAGCCTTAGTTTAAGTAGCGCACGTCTGGCGTTAAGAGCAAGAACTGGAACTGGGAATGCAGCGGCGTTCTGGGCGGAAGGAATAGATTCTGTAGCTATAACCGCAACCAACACATCTAGCAATGGCAACAGGCCCACACAAGATTTAAGAAATTTGTATTCTGGCGCTCTATCGTTAGGGGCTAAAGCTTTAGATGTTGGAAGTAATAACGGCATTGCTGTGCAGGTTACATCTTCATCTGGTTATGGGGTGTACGGCGCTGGTACACTTGGAAAAGCAACTGTAAGATTGCTACCTTCTGGGGTGACATCCGCACCAACTCATTCTGCAAGTAAAGGTTCTTTATGGGCCACATCTGCAGGAGTTTTGTATATCAACACTAATGGATCGACAACGTGGCAAAAAGTAGGAGCGCAATAATGAATACAGAAAAATGCAGTCAGCCAGTTACAGATGCTAAAGCAGAGAAGGGAATTACTATTCAGAATGTTCTTACTATTTTTCTAGGTGTAATAATGGGCGGAGTTTGGAATTCAGTTATTAATTTAGAAGGCGCTGTCAATGATGTATCTAAAATACAAAGCGCACAAGGAGTTTGGATATCTTCGTACGATGTTAGGATAAGCGGAAATGCTAGTGACATAAAAGCTATAGAAACAATTCTTAACAATCATATAGCAGGAACCCATGAGGAGAATTGATATGCCTTCCTATTCTCAAAATTCAGAACATGAAAAAGATACTACCACTGAGAATATACAGAAAGTGTTTGGAGAAGTTGTAAAGCATTATGACAATACCTTTATAAAAGGATACCGTCCTAATACTGAACAGAAAAAGTTGTTCGATGCGAAACGTTCTAAGATAGAAAAAGACGGTAAGCATAATAGATCGCCATCGGAAGCCGGTGACGTTGCGCCGTTTACTAATGGAAAGATTCCTTGGCCTAGGACACCCTCATTTATAAATAATCTGACTAAAGAACAGCGCGCAGAATTCACTGCATACGTTAAAGACATGGGACAGTTCTATCACTTTGCTGGATTTGTACAGGGGACGGCTAGACATATGGGACACCCGTTAAGATGGGGCGGAGATTGGGATAAGGATAGGGATTTTTCCGATCAACACTTTGATGATCTAGTTCACTTTGAGGAAATATGAAATGGATGTTAAAGTTCTATCAAGTATTATTGTTCTGGTTCTGTCTATTGGCGGCCTTACTATTGCGGCAGAGGATAGGTATGTTACAGAAGTAGAAGTGCTAGAACAGACTGTAGGAATAAAAGCTATGTTGAGGCAACAGCAATTAAATGATCTTCAAGATGAGATTGATTATTTATCTGATAGAAAGTTAGATGGTGTACTTAGTCGTAGTGAAGAAAAGAAGTTAGGAAGAACCCAAAGACGATTGGATGTTTTAATAAAAGGAAGGTAGGAGGATAGATAAATGAAAAGGTTACTTATAAGTTTTATGTTTTTATTTTCAATTGTTCCTGTCAATGTGAGTGCAGAATTATATTCTCAATCTATGCTTCCACTTTTAATGGATTCAAAGTTGAAAAGATATAGAGATTCAATATATCTAAAAGTAGATATAGGGTTAGGAACTTGGTGCTATGTAATTTCTGATGAGCAGTTTTATAAAGTTCCAAGGCAATGGACGCCAGCATTGAATCTTATAGTTAAGAATATGAATCCACTTACTACGGAACAGTCATTGGTATGTGATGGGACTTTTGAATGGAGAGTTGCAGAACTTCACTACTTAGGAATGGAAAGGTTAACTAGGCCGATGTATTCTTACACCAATAATTTAAAAGGTAAGTCTATAGGAAGGGTTGATATAGGATCTATGTGCGAATCTGATACTATTAAAGCATCAAGAGGATATAAAGAATGGCGATACTCAACTAATACAGATGGAAAGCGTGGAATAGTATTGTGTGAAGAAACTTTAGCTGAATAGAAATGGAATGTTCTGTATCTATAGAATACCCACCTTCTCCTAAAAGTTGTAAGGAGTATTGCTTATTTATAGATAAGAATAGAAGTTACTTTGTTTATCTGGCCTATACAATGACTAATAACTTTCAGGATGCTGAAGACCTTGTGCAAGATCTTTGCGTAAGACTTCATAGTGTAGAAAATATTCCTACAGTAGAACATCCTAAAAGTTGGATTAGACGAGTATTAAGAAATATGTTTATAGATGATTGCAGAAAGGGTAGTCGGAAAATACTGAATAGATCTGTAGAAGAAATTTATGCAGATAGTTGCGAACATAGATGTGCGTCTAAAGACTATGAAACTGATAGTCTATATAGTAAAGTTATGGTTACGCTGGTAGGACAGATGAAAGAAATGCACAGAGAAGTTATTGTACTATGTTATTTAGAAGGCTACTCTGTAGAGTCTGTTTCTAATATGCTGGACATACCTATAGGAACAGTTAAGAGCAGACTGAGTAGAGGTAAAGGTAAGTTAAGAAAAATTTTAAAAGATTTTATTTAAAAAAAGGAGGATGAAGATGAAGATGATTAAGAAATTGTTACTAACCCTGTTACTATTTCCGTTCGTATTTTCAATAGGTATTATAAATGACGTAGAAATTGTAAAGCCTGTTAAGGCGGAGCCAACCCCTACAACGGTATCAACTCCTAAAATATTCATAGACATATCCGGCAAGATGGCGACAAAGGCATTTTGGAATGCTAACACCTCATCTACCGATGGATATTTTTATTACTGTTCAAAAACTGTAGGCGACTTCAAAACAATTCCATTGGATATCCCTGGAATGTCATCAGACACAATACAACTTTCAGACCTATCTTGCGCGTCTGATCCTAGTGGAGATTATTTCTTTGCTGTCACAGCATATTATAATGATCCGTCTGATGGAAAACTTAAAGAAAGTGGAGCGGAGAAGTGGATTCCAGTAAAAGTGTCCGGGGGAGTGGTAACCATAAAAGGCATCCCGGGTGTTCCCGCTGGGTCAGAAGTTAAATAAAAGGAGAAATTAAAATGAAGATAGAAACTACACTAGGAGCATTGATCGCTTCTTTAACATTATTTTTAACTGGCATACTTGCTCTGTTCCAACAGAACTCGGAACTTGCACTTTCTGATATTTCTCAGTCTGCATGGATAGTTCTTGGGGTTGGTGGGTTGGTAAGTTTCTTAAAAGATTATCAAGCACTGAGAACCCGTAAAGCAATATCGAAAGTAACCGGAGGGACGCCATGAAGAACACAATTAGATTGAGACTTGCATATGTACAAACTATGTTTCTTGTTGTTGCTGTTCTTGGCCTTGCCTCTTGTGCTAGTTTGGGAACTTTCAATAATCCTGAACAGAAGTTTGAGATTGCTTACCAAGAAATTCTCATCACTGCTACAAACATGGCTAAGCAAAATAGACTGTCAGATTCGCAAATGAAAAAGCTTGATAGTTTATTTGAAGATGTTGAAGTGGCGAGAAGTGCAGTGGCTACAGCCAAGAAACTTAATAATGTTTCTGACTATGACAGTAATTTGTCTACTGCTCTTAGCATTATCACAGCGATACAATTTGTATTGACAGAAGCGGAGGGTAAGTAGATGGGTGCAAATGCGTTATTGCTTTTAGACATGAGCGCAACAGCGTTAACTGTAATGATGCGGGTTAACCAGTTGCAACAAGAGATGGCTGCTGACGGAAGGACGGAACCTACCGATGCAGAGATGGAAGAACTTCGTGGAAAGACTGACTTGCTCAAAACTGAGTGGGATAAAATCTTTAAGGAAAAAACAGGTAAGTAGTATTTTGAATTCTAGGTGGGTTGGTAACTAGGCACTGGAACGGGTTGCCAGTGTGGGAGGGGTTGTGGGTGTAATCAGCGGTCGTATGGTGGCGTGTACGGCAAGCAATTTGCCATACCAGTTAAGCGGCCATGTACAGGGCAAAAAGCCGCTTGCAAGCGCCGCCTAGCCATAGGTGTGCAAGCGGTAGCGTATAGGGCGCTTGTATTGCTTGCTAGGCTAATCTCTAAGCCCGTAGCGGCACGTTGGGGTAAAACGTGGCAAAGCATACAGCCGTACAGGGCATTACACGCGCACAGGGCTGGCATTAATAACCTACTAAACTGTGTGGGTATTGCCTGTATGGCTGCATAGTGGTTTGCTAATCTTGGTTTATGTAGCTTGATTCTGCATCCCCTATTCTGGTAACTTCAATATTTTCTTTCTTTACTTTTTCTGCTGCATCATACATACGCTGGCGAACTTCCGCTTCTACCAGTAGCAAGTATCTTCGTAAATCTCCAATGTCATCAAGCAACCCTTCTTCCCTTCCATCTTTAATAGTTGCTTCAAGTATGTTCCAATCCTCTTTCTTACATTGCAATTCCAACCTATCCCACTTCCTTGCTAACATCATAAAGCTATCTACACCACCGCGCTTCTTCCAACTTGATCCGTAGTTCTTTTCTGATTCTGATAAAGACAGTACATCACTATTTGCTATACTCTGCCATGCAGTTGCTCTTTTTAAATTCATTTCTCTGCTCCTTGATGTATCCACCCAATAGAAAGCATTAAGTAACGCGCCCTTTCCGTTATCTTTTTTGCTATTTCCGAAGTTAACAACAGTTCTTTTATTTCAGACTTCGATTCTGCATACTCACAACCACGTCTGTATGCTTCCAAGAATACAGGAGATCTATTCCCCATTTCAAAATCATCTGTACAGAACATTACAAACTCCAACGAATCTGCCAACGATGCAACTTCCTTTTCTAAAGGTGTCATAGTGGTGTACTGCGAAGCATATTCTGGTATATTTTCTTTCATCCATATTTCTTCAAGTAAATAAAGATTCTCCTTAATGGCTGTACAGTCCTTTTTTACATTTGCAGGAATATCTCCAGTGTATGACTCTGGTATGTCATGTATTAAAAGATAGGAGCACACTGCTGTAGGAGATAGATCAACCATAAAATATATTCTATTAAGCTCATTGCATATATGGTTAGCTATCACTATGCAATTAAATGAATGTTCCGCTACCGAATGATGTTTCTGAACTGTAGGAATCGTATGGCATCTCTGCACCTGTCCACCCAATCTTGCTGTCTTTAACCACTGCATTTTATGTCCTCCCTTTTGGCAAACCATTGTTCCGCCGCTTTGCGCCAGTCCGTTGCTTGTATAAGATTTGTCTTAGATAATCCAGTACCGTTAATCTTATGCTGCTTCCAACATAGAAACATTGGACAGGCAACTTTACGGAACCATTTATTTCTATACAACTTATATTCTGCATTATCCTGTATTCCATATAAGCTATGGTCTACAAAAATCTTAGCATCTTCATCCCATTTATCTGGTACGTCCATAATCGGGTAGGGCTGTATATATACCATTCTGTATAGATCAGGAACAGCTTTCATTTTCGCCACTTCATTTGACCACAATATCATAGTTTCAAACTGAGGGTTCTCAATATACGCATGGAATGAATCTGATATCTGAGTATACGTCCCTACTTCAATTCCGAGCTTAGTAGCTATATATTCTTGCAGCATAGAAAACTGCACAACGTTTGCACCATACGCACCCCAAATAACATCGTTGCTTCTACAACAGACTGTAATGTTAAGACGACCGCCGCGTATCTTTAAAAATATAATGTCGTTACACGGAATATCCTTACTGTCACAATTCAAATCTGTTATGCAATTCCATATCTGCAATACTGCTTGGCGCGTATCTTCGCTTTCTTTTAGAACTTCCATTGCCTCATCTATCTGATCCATTCCAAACTGCTTCCTTAATCTGTATCCATATCCTGCATGGAACAGCTCTCCGTCGTCACTAAAGTTAGCTATGTTGCTATTGAATTGAGCAAGCCATTCAACATCTCTTCTACCTGCTAGTATCCATATACTTTCAAACAGATGGAAGAATGGGTTGGCGTCTCGTTCTGATATCATACAAACACGTTCTGTAGGATTTTGATATACAGTAGCCACAGGACAAGGAACTTCTAACGTATCCATACCTCTTGGGGATATTAACCTTCCCTCATCTTTCAATAACTGCATACCTTCATAGTATGCACAGTTTACATTCCTTACACTTAATACCTTCATTATTCCCACTCCCTTTTTACTTTAATAGTAAATGCTCTACCGTTTGTAAACTCCTTCACATCTTTCTTATCTTTAGAAGATGGTTTTCGTAAATCAAACTTTCCTTTCTTATCTGGTAGCAATCCTATTCTATAACTTGTCGCATCACATCCATGGCAAGGACTAAAATCACGCATACCATTGTATAGAAATTTCCTAGCTATAGAAAAAGCTTTTCCGTTCCATATTTTTTCTATAGACTCTTTTGAAACGTTGCCGCACTTATACTCGCCGCGCCAATCATTACAGCATATAGATATAGCTCCATTCCATCGTACACTTATTTCTCTAAAAGGTTTGGCGCACTTCTTATTAGATGCGCTGAAATCTAACGGCGCTGCTGCTCCGCAATGATTATTCAGTTTAGAATGATTCCCCTTATCAGCCACAGAAATATCTTTAACTACTATTAATTTTCTTGCAGATAATGGATATCTGTTATGAGGGCTTATGTTCTTTTCTTCAGGATAGAAATGAGTTTCAAATGATGCACATTCTTTTTCTATCTTACCTAAAATCTTGGGTACTATGTTCACATACTCGTAACTGTCTAGAGCCAATACATTAAGTCCTGCATCAAATAGCTTTTCTATAGCATTGTAAGAATCTTTTATCAACCCTCCTCCGTTACTTGTAATCATCAAATGAACTTTAGGAATGTTCTTTCTGAACACTTCTATTATTTCTGCTGCATTAGGATTCATAGTAGGCTCTCCGTGCATAGCAAATTCTACTCTAGAATTCCATCCTGCCTTTGATATCTGCAACGATATTTTTTCAGCAAGATTTACAGTTAAGAACTTCAGGTTCTTTTCTTTCTTGGTTCTTATACCCTGTAGCCCACAGAAATCGCAATAGAGATTGCATCCTTCGGTCATCTCCATCTGTATACAAAAAGGCGGTTCCTGTTCATACCTCATATTTATATCTCCTTGCCATTTTCTTTATCTTAAGTGTAAGATCTGAATCTACCTTTTCAATGTCTTCCCACTGTATTTCCTTGGGCGCTCTGTATCCAGTATTTCTATTCTGCACCTTTACAATAGGAAAGTCAACTTTACCTATTCCTAACTTCTTACATATCTTAGACCACGACTTCTCCATAGTCTCCAACTGAAATATGAACGAAGAGGATTTCTCCATCTTAGCATTAGCATAGTAATACGCATTCATAGCTCTTAGTATCTTAGGTTCTATACCGTACTCTATAACGCCTGTCTCTTCTAAGAATTCAAAATCCATCCTATCAAATGAAGACGTCATACTTGCTATAACTTTCAAAGGATGTCTTACTGCAAGGAATTCATTTTCAAATATATAGTCAGATCTTCTTTCTCCTACATGAGCGCATCCTTCATACCACGGAAACATAGGATACCATTCGTGGTCTGTATGGAAGTAGTGCGTAACAGATCCGTCTGCACCTGTTCTTTCGTGCGGCATATCCATACCTATAGCTTGAAAAACTTTACTGATGTATTTCGTACCACTACTTCCAGTACCATTGATAAGGACAAGACGTATCTCTTTTCTAACTCTTTCACGCACCCCCCATCTTCGTGCTGTTCCTCTGTATCCTTTTTCTCTGTTCGGAAAAACTACTATCTTGCGACTCATACAATTCTCCTATGCCAGTAATCTTTTTGCTACTACTCTACTATCAAACTTTTTCTTAATTATTTTCTGTGACCACTTTATCATGTCTCTGCACATAATAAAATTCATACTAAGAGCTTTGTCAACTATACCTGCGAACTCTTCAGTAGAGCAGTCGTAAGGTATTTCAATGTAGTTTATTTCTGGTTTGAATATTCCGTTGTCAACCATAGCTAAATCTCGTAGAACAGGTATGCACCCTTTTATTATCGCATCAACCATTACACGATTGAAATGACTTCCATATTGAGAATATCTTTTAGACCAAGAAGCGTCAATAAGTAGTCTTGAAGATTTTAATACATCATCTCTTTCACTCTCAGAAACATAGCCAATGTATTTCATTCCTGCTGAACAGGCGTGTTCCCATATACGACCGTACTTTTCTTTGCGCTTGTTCTTACTGGTCATGTAATGATATTCTATTCCTCCTCCTCCTACCGTAACATGCTTCGCACTTAACATTGGTATAGCGCGGATAAACTCATCTACTCTCTTCCAACCTTTAAAGGTTTGAAACGAGCATACAGTTCTTCCTCTTTTTCTGTACACTGTATAGTTAACCATACGCCTTCCTAAAGCTTGGGGATTTACTATCAGTCTTCTATTTTCTATACTCATAGCTTCTGCATTGCCAAGAGCGCAAGGATGAACGCAAGCAAAGAACTCAAACTTATCTTTGAACTTTGCTATACGTGGGTACATCCTTTCCATGTTGCCATCGTGTACGAACATTATCTGCGGAGTTTTTATATTATACATCTTCTCCATAACATCTTCATACCCTTTTGATGGCGCTGGAAACTCCCAAATAACTAGATCATATTTAGAAGTGTACGACTTCCAATTTACAGATCTAATCGGCACTCTGTTCTCTGGTGGAAATGCCCATCCAACTTTTTGATCAAGAGGTATTCCAGAAAAAGTATTATGGAATAGAGGTCTTGAGACTGAAGACTTGGTAATCTTTTCTTTATTTTCTATCTTTACAAAATCTACATCATGCCCTATATAGTTAAGTCCATGAATAAGATGTTCAGCATGATTTATAATACCACCGTAATCTTGTATAGCTGGAAGACATATCAGTATCTTCATCTCTTACCTCCTGGGTATTTACTTCGTGGTCTGCCTTCACCATTCTTAACACGCATGTACTTATCAAATTCGCATAAGCTATGCTCTATGTCACGCATTTCAAATACAGTCTTCTGAAAGTTCTTAAGCTTTCCTAATTTCTTTTGCACTATCTTAAGCAGCTTTTTCATTTCTTCTTGGTAGTCAACACACACCTTAACATTATTCAATACCAGTCCTCTCGGCAAGTCGCCACGCACTGTGTCAAATAGAATACGATGGATTCCGCGCTTACATCCAGGTCCAGGATTAGCCCATGTATAAATATCTTTGGCGTTGTGAAGGATATGAGTATGTCGTAGGTCAGTGACTAATTCGTAAGATATAAACTTACCAACCATAAGATACCTTTCCAATACAGAACACGCATATTCAAGAGAGTTAGATTCTTTAATGTCTTTTACAATAGAATCTGTATCTTTCAGAATACTGCCTACAGCTTCACATACTAAATCTATCTTTGATCTAGTACTTCCACTGTTCGTTATTATGTATGCTCCAGTAAAAACTTTATGACCCTGTTCTTTTCTTTTATGCAATATCTTCTTTGCTTTTGCAGTACTCCATTTATTTGTAAGATTGCTGGCGTACAGCTTCCCATAAGTAGAGTCAAGATTGAACATTCTGAATATTATTATTGCATTAAAGATAGCATCTTCATGAACATATCCTGTCAGTCTACTGGCAAGCTCCCTTGTAACCCTGTCGTTTTGTCTGAATGGATTGGTAAACTTATATTCCTGAAGGATCGGGTCGGCCGTCCATGGCGCAACCCTACCTGATTCCTTCTTAAGAAATATAGAATGCCGTTCCTTTATCCAGTACAGAAACGTATCTAAATTTCTTTCGATCATGCTATCCTCCGATAACTATGAACTTCTTACCAGCCATAGCGCGAATAGTATTCTCCGCTCTCTTCTGAGAAGTTCCTGCTTCAATCATCTTAGATACAAGGCTGCCGTAGCCGATACCTTTCTTACCAGTAGGTATCATACCAAGAACAGCTTTCCTTGCTGGCATAATAGGAACACCGCTTCCAACTGTCACTTTCTTCTTAGCATCGTAAGCCAGTGCTGTAGAAGTTTCTTCTTTCTTCGTCGCTGTCTTCGTTACTGCTTTCTTCTTCGTCGCTGTCTTCGTTACTGCTTTCTTCTTCGGCGCTACCTTTTTCTTACTAGACATTTTGGATTTTGAATTGTCAGTCTTCTTATTCATGTTCATGTACTCCGGTTGGTTAATGTATTCTTTCGGGTCTATAATCTTACCATCCTTTTTGCTACCAGAATATTTCTTTAGACCGGCAACATCACATGGATGCAGATTACCTATATCATCTTTCTCTACCGCCATTCCTTCAAGCACTTCCTTCTCTGCTTTTTTATATAGCGGTATCAACTCGTTTATATGTAGCACCTCCTTTCCTGTTAGTTTATAGATTAAATCTTGCAGACCTGAATGGCTAGATCTTGATAGAATTGCCAATACCCCAAGACAAAAAGCTTGTGGAGCGAACTTATCTTTACCAAAGATCGGCATTGATATTTTAGATTTGTTAGCAAACTCCTTAACAGCATCCATCACTTCTTTGTTAACTTTCATCTTGACATCCTTTTTCTTTGCAACCATCTCTCCTCCATATATTTCTTCTAGTGCATTAAGTAAATCTTTTTGTACAGCATCTTTCTTATCTATTACTTTAACCATCAACTCATCTATCGTATCCTCCATTAATAATCTTATAACAGTAACTTCGTTCTTCTGACCTTGCCTCCATAATCTTTGTATCAACTGTTCATAATCTTCAAGGTTCCATGTCATACTGAATATAACAAGGTGGTGTCCTGATTCTTGCAAGTTCAATCCATGCGCTATAGCACTTATCTGTCCGAACAGTACAGGAATCTTACCAGCATTCCAATCATCTTCTATCTTAATTCCTTCTTTAAGCGATACACCTTTTCCTATATGCTTTGCTTTAGGAAATGATTTCATCAACCTATCAAGTTCGTGATTAAATTCATATGCCACTAAGCATGGATTTCCTTGCAGCTCATCTATTATTTCTTCAAGTTCTTCAATCTTTTCATTATGTATTTCTATTACTTTCTTATCTTCACCGTACACACTACCGCTTGTAATCTGCCTTAACTTCTGAGTTCTTACGCCAGCATTAGAAGCGATTACCAATCCTTGTTTTAATTCTACAATAAATTCTTCTTCAAATTCATCGTATATTTTCTGAGCTTCTACTGGCAACGGCACTATCTTATCTACTATATGTAGTGGCGGCAACTCATCTTTCTCTTTTCCTATTCGTAGAATAAGCCCTTTCAACTTTTTGTATATAAGCTTATCTGCTCCAGGAATTATCTTCCAGTCGTGACCTTTAAATCCGCTTGGATAGAAATACTCGACAAGAAATTGCGTCTTGAATTTACCAAGTGCTTCCCCTAAATCTAATACGAAAATTTGAGCAAAGATATCCTTTAAGCCGTTAGGTATGGGAGAGCCGGTTAGTATATATCTCTTATTAAATAACTTGGCTATACGTCTTACAACTTTGAAACGCTTTGACTTCGTATTCTTTATCTTACTTGATTCGTCCAACACTAGGATATCAAATTTATGTTTCAACTTCCCCTTCATTTTCTTTTCTAACCATAACAACCCTTCATAATTTATTAGATACACATCTACATCTTTTTGAAAGTTCTTATCTTTCTGTACTCCATGCAGAATAGTATGACTAAGATCAAATCCCCACTTCTTTATTTCTTTTGGCCACACGTTATAAATAATTCTTGACTTGGCCACCACCAACATGTTCTTTGATATCTTTTTAGCTATCAATATTTCAAGCATAGTTAAAATTATTGATGTCTTACCTTTTCCTGGAGCAAGAAATAATCCTGCTGATGATCTTTTAATTACAAACTCTAAAGCCTTCACCCAATATTTATGAGGAACCAACTTCTCTGTTGTAGATTCTTTTTGCTTCTTCGATGTTGTCTGTCCAAAAGGCGGCATGTCTCATCCTCTTTAATTTATTTATTCTGTACCACTGCAACTTCCTCGGCTCCTTTCCTTTACGCTTTAACTCTATGAAGAAGTGACCGCCTTCATAAACCACTAACCTATCCGGCCAACCTTTCTGTCCTTCCGGGGTTAGTTTTAAACATACCCCTCCTCTACTTTCTACATAGGTTTTGAACTTTGATTCTATACTTGATTCTAATTCGTCAGCCATACTTACATACTCCTCCTTTTGATTTTCTAAAGCTGCACCACTGACAAGCTTTTGTACTTGGAGTTGCTTTGAACTTCTTAGCAGCTTCTTGCTTCTTAAATCTATCCGTCCACTGCATCTTTAAATCTTTCAACTTCTTCGGCAAGTAAGTTACTTCACTATATTCCCCACTGTCTAGATACCAGAATTCAACGTGCATTATCTTTATCTTTGGATAGTGCGCTAGTACCAGCGGAGCATACAATTCTCCTTGCCCTTTATGGCTATCATATACTTTCCCTGTCTTATAATCTACCACCACTGCTTCCTTTTCTGATAGGAATCCAAGCGCATCTACTTTCGCTCTTACCCATACGTTATCCCAGTCTGTGCCAAAAGAAGGATTCCAATCTTTATTTATGGCTACATCTATTTCTGTCTTTGCACCACAGTTTCTTAAAGAACGAAAGTCAGACGAGAATTTACTCAGCTCATCCGGCATTCCTGTTATGTTACCTTTGACAAAGTGTTCTGCTTTTGCATGGATGATATTGCCGCGCTCAGAAAAGTATCTCTGCTCCTCTGGAATCTTTTTGTTAAATTTACAATCGTATTGGAAAGGACAATTATTAAACACGCTCCAACGGGAATATGATGTTGAAAATTTATTAGCCATTATGCACCCTCTTTAAAATGTATCTTTATCAAATAGGAAAAAACTAAGTCTGCTTTACTTTCGCTCCAACATACATTACCGCCTTTCATTACAGAAACTTCTATAGCTTTTCCGAAGTCATCATACTCAACTTCTGTATAACAACTTCCAGTCATCTCACCATGCACTTCTTCAAACATCCAAAGTATTTTTTCTTCATCTGCCATTTCATCTGTCATTTCATCTCACCTCGTATGGCTTTGCTTTGCCCCAACTAATAGAAGATTTCTTACCGTCACTCAACATAGGTACATCCATCTGTACAGACTCCATTGATTCTTGTAGCAACTTCATGTTCTTTTTCTCAGTACCTTTAGGAACATTAATCATCAATTCATCGTACACCTGCAACACTACACGACTATCAGATTTTAAATCAGAAGCTACTCTGCACATCGCTTCCTTAGTTACGTCGGCCGCGCTACCTTGTATAAGATAATTTAATAGTTTGTATTCAAACTTTCTTAAGTGACCATTTATAATCTTCGGCTCTTCAGTGTAGTATTGTCGTCCGCCCCACGTAACAATAGGATCTCCACGTTTTGACATTCGTTTTATTTCTTTATTCAAATCTCCTATTGCTGGCAGCGCCTTTGCATGAGCTTTCTTAAGAGAAGATGCTTCTTCACGACTACACCCTATCTTCTTCATCAAACCTGGAACTCCCATACCATAGACAACTCCGAAGTTGAGAACCTTGATATGCTTCCTTGGGAATACTAGGCCGGTACACTCTGTTATCAATCCCCCAATAAAAGCGTGAACATCCATAGTAGGATCTTTCAAGTATGCCTGCATCAAAACACTGTCTTCAAAGTGCGCTAGTATTCTTAACTCTTGTTGACTGTAATCTCTGTTAAGAAAAACACATCCTTCATCTGGTATTAAATATTCCCGCAACCTTGGCAACTCCATTGTCCATTTAATACTTGGATCATTTGGATTCCTTGGTACATTGAAAAAGTTTGGATTGTTACTAGACGGTCTTCCTGTTCTTGTTCCCTTACTTCCACTGCCGTATTCATCTGGCGATCTTACTTGGTTAAAGTTAGGATGGATATATCCGTTAGACTTTTCTGCTGCTTCAATCCATGGCAATCCAAATGTGCTTATGTAAGTTCCATAGACAGCGTAGATAGAAAGTAGTTCCACCAACTTCTTATCTATGCAGGTAGTTATTAAGTTCTCACGGCTAGTACTCTTATTTCCCTTAGGAGTCTTTATCCAGTGTATGATCTTACCTGTTCTATCAAGCGCATCTGCTAACTGCTTCGGGCTGCTTATGTCTAAGTCTTTTGTTTTTAAACGTGAGCGAATTACTTTTCCAATACCTTCCCTTCTTGATTGCCATTTCCTAACATCTTTTTTCAATCTTCTTACAGCTACCTTAACACCGCCTTCAGACATATCATTGAAGACAGGCATTACACGCTTTTCCCTTTCGTACGATTCAAGCATTCCATTGTCTTTTATATATGGGTAGAACAGTTTGAAAAGTTTTTCTGTTCTAATAATATCCCCTCTTGCATACTTGGCGCACAACATTCCTGGAGTTCTGCATATATACTTTCCTGCAGGATTCTTTTTTGTTTCTGGCAACGCCTCAGGAACATTAGCAAGTATCCATTCTCTCAACATGTCCTGTTCTTTTGGCGACATACCAAGATACTTTTCTGCAAGCGGTTTGAGACTAAGACTTTTATCCCTTGGATCGTGTAGGTATGCAAGAAACAAAGTATCATGGAAATCCTTAGGAAACTTTGCGCCCATGAAAGACATAGCAACATCTATATCAAATGCTGCATTGTGCATTAATGGAGTATGGTTCCTAAAAATATCCCGCACCACTTTATTAGCTTCGGTCTTTGTACAGTTGTTTTCTGTCGGGTGTCCCCAAGCAAGATAACGATACCCACCGCGTCCAAACCTTACCGCTACACCTACCGGCTTCGGCGGATATTCAGGTCTTTTCTCAATAGATTCTGTTTCAAAATCCAGAGGTACTATCACTTTGAATTCCTCATTAGCTTTTCTCTTTCTTGAACGCCGCGCATCCTAGTAATTTTTTGGTGTATCCTTCTTACAAATGATCTTCTATTAGAACCATTCTTTTCTTGGTCTAGCAGAACTATCAAACCTTTCAGACTGAAACTGTTTATCTTCTTGTTTAGCTCAGTCCAGTTTTCTAGTGCTTTTATATTCGCCATCTTAATGTTCTCCTAAAATAAAGCGCGGCCTATCACAGCCGCGCTCTATAGTTGTTTTTACTTTCGAGACATCTTGCTACGTCCTTTCTTTTTAGAAGAAGATTTATTAGAAGATGACTTACCCTTTTTCTTTTTCGGTTCGTTATAGTTGGAAATGTCAGTAGGTTCTTCCAACTCTTCTTTATACTGTTCCTTCTTTTCAATGATGGTAGTTAGTATGCCAACGTCATCAATAGGACGAACAGCTTTAAACAACAAAGCTTCGTAATCGGAGTCATCATCAAAAGATATTTCCACCACCATACCATAAATCATTTCCTTATGAATCTTTGTCACACCCTTTGCAAATTTTTCAAAAGATTTAACACTGGTAGGTGGTACACGAATAAAAGCGACATCTGCATTTTCTGCGGTATCTACATCTTCAAGATCAGAAGTAGAGATTACAGAAATGCGTTTGGTATTCTTACATGCTTTACCCTTTCCGGTATCTGCACTTTCCCATTCGTTGGCCCAACAATCTTCGCATCCTTCTTTATCCTGCAACTTTGCACAGTCAGGTAGTGGGGTAAGGTATTTGTTCTTCTCCCTACCTATGGCATAACATCCTGGAGACGAGGGGTTGTCTGGATCATACGAAGTGTAGTAAGAATTCTCACTAACGAAATCCAGAATGACAACTTCAAGCGTATCCCCAAGATCTGCCCCTTGGTAAGTAAAGCTTCCACCTTTGATACTAATGAAACTGCTTTCACCACCGTCCAAACGTTTAGATTCTTCAACAGCTTCTTCAGCCATCTTCTTCTTCAGGTCTGACATACTTACCATAGCAGTCCCTGTTCCTTTCTTCTTTACCGCCATCTTTTTCTTTGTCACTGATTTTTTCTTAGCTGCCATTTTACTACACTCCTTTATCTAGTCTGCTGTTCAACAACCTTTCATTGCTCTCAGTGCTGTTCTTTAACACCTCCATCAATTCTTGGTATGTCATGTTTCGGATTTCTGATTCACTATAGTCTGCTAACTTTTCTTTCATAATTATCTCCTTAGATTTTAGAAAGACGCATCGTTATCTTTACAAACTTCTCAACTCCTGGGACTTTCTTACCGGCTTCTAAACGTTCCCTCCATGCTTTTGAATTTACTTTACGTGCTATCAAGTCTTTTGACTTATTACGAATAACGAATTTGAAAAACTTATCAAAGTCCTCAATAGATGGCGACTCAGTTCTTACCAGAGATACTTTTGCAAGCTTACCCTTGCCACCATCAAGATCTTCCTTACTTACTTTGTTATATACAGCCTCTCTTACTTTTTCGTACTTGTCTTTCAGCTTCTTTATCTTCACCTCCTCTCTATCAATTTCAAGCTTCATTAAAAAAAGTTTGTCTATGTGATTGCCAAGATTAATTCTAGCCATTGTTAAGTCTCCTTACGCCTATAGAAACAAATTCAGTATTGCATGTACTGCATACAGCCAAGTGTTCTGTCTTTACAATTCTATTTTCTACTAGCCGATCATACCCACATCCAACTAAACATAAAGGACACAGACATCGTACAGTATCCCCACCTCTGTTAAATTTACAATACGGAACAAGAACTGTTTTTCTGAACGGCCATAACCCTTTCTTTACTTTCTTATAGCTAAGAACAGTATTAAGTTTTGGACTATCATCCATTACGCAACCTCCTTCCAAACATTTATGCGATTTATGCACCATACAACTTTTTCTTTATCTACTATGGTGACTATACATACGTTATCGAAATCTGACTGGTTAGTAACTACACCACTCTTCTGTCTCTTCCTTTGCAGATCGTGGTTGTGAAAGAAGACCAGATCGCCCTTTGAAAGTTTCTCCCCTGAACGCTTCTTCAACGCTTCTTCTGTATAGTGTATGTATCTATCAAAGTGATTGTCCAATGACTTCCTTGCTTCTTGAAGATTGTCAGTTTCAAACAAGACTTTATCTTTCTTCATTCTACGTTCTCTTTTCTTAGTCGCCTTCTCAGCTCCTAAAGCCATACCCGTTTTAAATCCACGCACTTTTGTCTGTACTATTTGATACATCATTTTCTGCTCTCCTTAGTAAATAAATATTAAAATTAAAACCGTATTTAAAGAACTTATTATAATCAGTGCATCTATTTTATCCATAATACTAATTTCTCTTAAAGATTATTATAATTCTAGTGACCAAAGATACAAGCAAGTCCAACACTATAAAATATATTGATAGACCCAGCATAACTATTAGAAAAGATATTATGTAATCTAAGCTGTCCATATCAAAACCCTTTATAGATATTGTCTATAGCCATATTAGCGTCATACAAACTAAGACACCTTGGAATGTAGATGTACTTAACACTGCCAGATTCTACATCTTCATACATCTGTATAGGCGGTATAGTTTCGCAATGATCTGAACTGTATCCCATAGTTCTACTTATACTGCCTGTAGAAAATGCTCTTGCTCCGAAGTTGAATGTACGGTGGAACCCAAGATGTGACATAGCAGCAAGCCGCTCCATGCTCAGTGGCTCATTGTATTTCTTAACTACTATACTGGTCATTACAACTTCTGCTTCGCTGTGCAGGTTAGTGCAGGAGCTGCCGATTACAACCTGTACCGACTTACCTGCTTTGATTAAATCATCCGCCACCTTTACAGCTACAGCCGCTCTCCATAAAGAATCAGAAACTTTTTCATTTCTTAAGCCGCCAACATCAACAAACAAAGTTACTAAGTGGTGTTCCACATCTATTTCTATTCTCTTGTGGGACGACCACGCCTTATCTAACTGTCCTTGGTATACTTTATGTATGTCTATTTCTTCACCAAACTCTGCTCTTACTTTCTTACGCTTTGCTTTTTTAACAGATCTACTTTCAAACTTATTTTCCATCTCTCCTTTTTTGAATAGTGAAATTTTATCATTAAGATTTTCAAGCATAGCGGGGTCTCCGCTTAAAGCTTTGTCCATAACATCTTTATAGTTATTATTACCTTTTCCAAACCATCTAGGATCCTTACCGCTTAAATCTGTCATGGATATATGTTTACGGTAGGCCCATCTATTGTCGTGTATAGAAACACTGTTCTCTGACGTATCTATCAAGTCTATTAGAGATTCAAAGTGTATAGACTCAACCACACCGATCCTTCTTACATCCTTAGTCTCTACAATATTCATGCAACCATCCTCAGTTCTTCACGGCTCCAATCAGAAAAGTACGCATCACTTATTTCTTTAAGTGACCAACCTTCTTCGCGCATTTCTACTGAATCAATCATAACGCGAGTAGATAGAATTCTGCGTAAGTTATGACGGGTAATCTTTTCCCTTATCAAAATTCCCCATTCGTATACCAACTCGCATCTTGTTTGTATCAAAGCCTTCTCAACTGTTTCGTCGTAATCCATATACACAGTACCGATCTTGAATCTATCAAGTGTAGCTGCATCCAACTGGTTGCGTCCAACGTACATTGCATCTCCACCATTGCCGAACGTGTTAGCGGCTGCGATAGCGACAAAGTCCTTATGCTTTTTTATGAACGGCTTATTGTGTCGTTGTGGTAAGTAGAATCCATCATTGGCAAGTGCTTGGTTCATGAAGACTAGAACATTAGAATCACTGGCATCTATTTCGTCAAGTAAGAATACACCACCACCTTCATAGATTCGGACGAACTCACTCTGCACGTATTCAAATGTTCCTTGCTTACCTATAGGCATCAACCATCCTGTGAAAGCTGTTTCGCTCATACCCTCACTGCATGACTGAGATGCAAAGCTTAATCCTAACGCCTCTGCAATCTTACCTGCTATATATGTCTTTCCACAACCGGCTGGCCCTACCATTAAAATGTTTCTACGCCTATGGGCAAGCTGTAGCAATTTCTCAAACTGTTTTGGCAATACACCTTTAAGCTTTACAGATTTCTTACCTTTCTGTTTTAATTCAAGCGGACGGTAAATTCCCATCTCCTGTATTGCAACTTCTTTCGCAACTTCTTTCGCAAAACTCACAACGTCTTTCTTAATGCTATGAAGCGATGCACCATGCTCCTTGCTTAATATGTTGACAACAGAAGTCACGATGTCGTCTACATCTTTAGATTTAGGGGAGTCAACTATTGAAGCGTTCTTGTTGCCGTACTTAACAGCGCCGAACATTTCTACAGCTTTTTCTGGATACCTTTCTGTATATTTTAATGCGAGGTCTCGTATAGCCCCAGCCGTCTTAGGATGTCGTTTGTATACTACACCCATAAGATTTAGGAATACACGAACTTCAACTCTCTGCATTTTTTCTATGTCAAATTGACTGACCATTTTAATTCTCCTTTATTAATTTAAGTGATTGGAGTAATCAATTATGAATCTAACTTGGAAGATGCGCGGTTGCTAGGTGGGTTTGCATTTATTACAAAATCATCTTTGGCTATAGAACCCGCTACCACCATAGCTTCGAACTGCTTCCTTGTTAACACTACTGCACTTCTTGCTCTGTAGACTTTGATAATCATTTCCAACATTTCAAAAATAGATTTCATACTGATAAGACCGATAGATGCAGACCTGCATGATATCTTTCTATCCTTGCAAAAAACATCTACATCTATAGCGGCGTCTTCTGCATGGTAAAAAATATCAAATCTGAATTCTCTAACTGTAACTCTTAACCCCTCCATGCAAAACTTTGAAAAATATTTTGTAGTTTCTATACCCGCTCCTTCATTCAATATCTTTTCTATTAAAGAAATAATATTTTTTGAATGGAATTCGGCAGTCTCTTCTGATAATCTTTTCGCTTCTTCTTCTGTCTTAATCATTTCCTTCTCCTTGTATCATTTCCATAAAGTCAGTGCCAGTCTTCTCTTCTTCAAAGCTAAACAATTCTTCGTCCTTGTAGAATTCAACAAAGTCAATAATATCTTGTACAATACTTTTCGCGGCTTCCAACTCACTGCCTTCCAGCCTTTCTTCTCTTTCTTGGAATATATGTTTCAGCACCATGCAACACTCGCTGAAATCTTTCTGTGTATTTTCAAATCTGCAATAAGACATGCTGCTCATTTCCTTATCTCCTTTAAATATTTTATTACAGAAGCTAGGTTATTTCTTATAGAAACTAGACTGCTTCTTGTCTCTAGGGAGTTTCCTTGCAACCTATGTATCTGCAATTCAATATCAAGCAACGAAGCGTAAGTTGTTTTGATTGCTCTCTGCAACTTCCTATCAATCTCACGTCTGCTTAGTATTCTTGGCTGTGCCGGTTTTCCGAATGTATCTGTCATTGGATTTCTCCTTTATTAGTTAATAGTAGTTACTACAAATTTTCCTGTTGGAAAGTTCTTTAAAATCTTTTTGAATTCTGCAAATGTCATAGACCATTTTCCAGTCATTTCATGTTCAACATATATCTCAACATCATACTTTTCTAATTCAGTATTCATATGTTCAGCTATCCAATCATCCACCATCATTGCCGTTACTTTTCTATTCATTGGATTTCTCCTTTATAAGTATTGAAAATAAAAAAGCCTTCCATGGCAGTGTTGAATTTAACCTATCACCATTAAGTTAGTATGCATACTAAGTTAGTATTCACTGCTCCCGATGCTATAGCGTCATGGCCAACTAAGACCGGCATGTACCTGCCCGATTCAGTTTTCATTATTATAAATCTACAGTCAAAACCTTCTGCAACCTTAACAGCCATTTCCCGACTGACATAAGACCTGGAATATTTTTCCGATATTATAATTTCTTTAGACATGACACTCCCCTTACAATTTAATTAACGATACGATAAAGTCAAGTTCCTTAGCGGCTGACATGCTGTTTGAAAATTCGCCATCTATCGTGTATTCATAATGACGTTGGCGTATGCAGTCTATACCTTTATTAATTTCAAATGTAAGATCGTCATCATCATTGACGTAGAAACTAACCATGTAATTTTTATCTTCGTTTTCAGATTCAATAAAGACAGTAGCGTTGTCAACGAACGTTATAGAACAATCATCTAACCGCTCTGCTGTCTCGCCTGTATCGGTAAGCTTATTAAATTCTGCAACTACTGCATTGAAAAATACAGCAGAATTATTTTCGTTTTCATTTTTAATAAGTTTCATTGGGATGTTTTCCTTTATTAGTTTGTACTGTTTGCACCATGCAGACAGTGGTCAATGCTTTGTTTCAAAAACACTGACCACTATCTGCAGGGTTGTAAGATCGTAAGATAGTGGCGTCGCGGTTATGGTGTAGTTAATCCATTTGGATTCTGTCACACTTTCCTACAGTACAGTTAATCATTTTGATTCTGGCATACTGCTAAACGACAATCTGGAATATAGTGCCCAACTCACTTCCAGGCTCTTCAACAGTTTGCATAACGGTGATGCACTGGCATTGATGAAAGATAATATTTTTCTTTCGGCCTGATGCAGACTTAGCGTGTGGGTGAAAGTTTACCGTGACACCCTGACCAGTTTGGAAAACATTACCGATCAACTTACATTGCGCTAGTTGCACACCCCGCTTGGAGGATTTGGATTTGTGGGTTAGCAGTTTAACTATGGTGGGTTACTGGCACTTGACCCTAGCGGCTTTCCTTATATAAGGTAGCGACATGCTGTGTGTTCATTATAACGGCTTGTTTTACTATAAATAAAGCTTTTTATTATCCCTATACAATACAATCAGTTGCAACTGTATTTATTGCCATATACTATATCTATAGGGGTTAGAAATCGTGAATTTATTTTCAGGCTTTGTATAGCCGTTTTAAAGGGATTACGGTTAACCATAGCCGCAATATACAGGCTGGCAGTGGTGGCGTTTACAGCGACCCTAGCATGGTAATATAGTGGACATACAGGGTGCGCTGCCAGCTTGTTGCGGGTACTGGTTGTTTGCCGCAATCCTCACCAGGTAAGATGTATCTCATATACATGTTTAGCTCTTAAAGGTGGCGTGTATGTATACAGTTTCTAGTGGAATGTTAAATCATGGCCGCTTGATAGTCCTTCCATTGCGCTTTTCAATTCCTTATATATTTTTCTTAGATCCATGTATTGATGATAGACGCCAACTAGAAATTTACCCTCCTTCCTAATTTTTATTTCTGTCATAACTGTTGATGCAAAAAGCGCATCTAACTTTCCTTCACCTACACTATGGAAGACAGCTATTGGTGAATACCTTGTTGCTGATTTTATACGGTCCATTACTAAATCTATCGTCATTATCGTCATTGTATTTTCCTTATTGATTTGCATCCTTGTAATTCTAACCAAGAATTATTACAGAATAATAGATTAGGATTACCCCAGCAATCTTCCGCCGGCACTTTCCTAACAAGATAAGAACAAGATGTTTCCCCTGCTTCTATATCTATAACTACACCATCCCCATTTCCTACCGCCTCATTCACCACTCTAATATCTGTAACTGGATTACATGCAGATAGGAATACTGATAGTAAGATAATTAACTTACCCATCATCCACCCCGTCTGAAAACTTACTATCATAGTAAATTATTATTTCTGTGGCAGAGTCTTCTACTGTTATGTTCCACCCTCCTAAATCTTTTATAGTTTTTATAGTTCCTTTCAGAGCGTTCTTAGTTACACATACACTTTTATAATCAGCGCCCCCTAGCGAATTAGTATATGTAATTCCATAATCTCTAAACTCTAACCCCTTTTTCTTTACATCTACATATTCATAACTTGTCTTTGGGTATGTATCCCCCTTCACTTCCTGCACTACCGCGCAACTATCGCAGATATGTATTTGTATAGGAGGGTTGCCGCTTAGAACATTTCCAGAGAATTTCATTTCTCCTTTACAACTACCGCATATCAATTTTTCTATAAATGTTTTAATTTCTTGCTTTATTATATTCATTTTTATGTTCCTATGTAATTATCAATAATCAATTCTACAGTGCCGTATATCTTTTCTAAAGTTAGCGATCCGTCTCCTTCAAACTGCACGCCATCTGCCCATTCTGTCCCTATCTCAACACCCCTCCATCTAAAAGATACAGTAAGACCAGATGTTTTATCATTCTCAATCTTGATAGAATCATATCTTCCATGTCTAACATCTCCTATCATCACTACTGGCCCATTCCTTCTATCTACTTTGCTATTGTAGATAATATCAGAAAGATATTTCACCATCTTTATTGATAGTTTCATTCCTATTCTCCTTTGTATGTCGCATCCCCAGGACCAGATTTAAACGGTAGCTGATTTACGCATTCCTCGTATCTTGTTTGTATAGTACGATTCTCTTCACTATTAAACAGCATCATCAACATAAATACCACAACCAGCGTAAGTAGAAACAGTTCTAATTTCGTTATCATGGCAATGGCTTTTCTGCCGCTCCTTTTTCTGCTTTCAATATAGCTTCCTCGTTATTAATTTCAAACTTAGGAACCGGCATAACACGTTTACTATGCGTTATTTCTACTCTTGCTATATCAAACCACATTCCGTCTTTATGCTTTCCTTCCTTATCCATAGGCGGATGTATAATTATTTGAACACACCCGTAAAGATCAAAACTGATAGACGTCGCTACACCCTTGAATCCTGTTACTTTATCTTTTACTTTGTGACCTAGTATTTCAGCGTGATTTTTCATACTCATTCTATCCCCCTTTAATTTCTATCCAATTTTCTTTTTCAAATATATATAATTTATCCCTATAGAAATCGCTCCATAAATCCCCTGTTCTAGGGGACATACCTATAGAAAACCCATTGCTATTAATATCTTTAAGTTCTGCTATACCAATCGCTGGTCTATCTTTCTCACTTATGAATTCTTCATACTTATCCCATTTTAATTTCTTAACCGCATCTGTATTAAATGCTTCTAATGCTATTGGAGCAGCAATTATTCCTATCGCTGATATCTTTAAGAAATTTCTTCTGCTGATATCCATTCATTTCTCCTAGTTCATTACTAAAAATAGACCTACAACGACAAGAACAGTTAATGTACCAGATATTAATAATATAGAAACCGTCTCAGCTATACCAAACGAAATTACCATCCCTCCTATAATAAACACCGCTACAATTGACACCATTATCCAACCTAGTATTTTCTTTAGAAGACCCATTCTATGTCTCCTCTTCCTTAGTAGTTATTGTACTATTTTTATTCAGACCGTTCTCCCTCATAGGGTATGACATAGATCCATTTTCATTTATACTTGTAGGATTCATTTCATCTCTTGTTCCATTCTCAATAACAGACTTTTTAAATACCGGCCCACGGAATATCAACTTCACCATTTCCTTATGATCTTCCACTCTAGAATTTGAGTGTTTTTCTTTTAATTCTAACAAAGATTCTTTTATTGTTAATTCAACTTTTTTAAGTTCCATCTTATCTTCTTCTTCATTTAAATCTTTTTCCCTCAACTCAATGCCGTCTATACTTTCCTTATAAGAACTTAGAATCTTAGAAAGATCATCATAGTCAGTGGTTAGCACCTTATGTTCTTCACGCAACCGTACGAATTCTACTTCCATAGTTTGCAATCTCTGCATCTCACGTTTGAAAACGCCCATCTCTACACTGTTAATGTTTTCTTTAAACACTTCTTCCAACTGACTGACCATTGTTTTTGAATCGCTCATTTCCACTCTCCTTTCTATATTGATAGTTGCTTGCACAGTTCTAAAGCTTGCTCTGGTGTAAATCCCGTTTCTATATGGGAATCGTAACTTGCTTTTCGCATCTCAGCCGTTAATTTTATATGCTCTTTCAATTCTGGCATACTGCGCTTTAGAATTTCCAAATTTGCTTTAAGATCGTTCTTATCTTTTAGTTTAATTTCTACTATGTTTGACAAATCCATTCTCCTTTAAAATTTAATAGTGAAATCCCCTGTTCTATACCCTCTTTAAATATCTCAGCTTCATCTTCAGAACTACATTCTCTTTTGTTTATGACTTGCATACCATCGCTATCTATTACAGAAACAGTCCATGGCCCATCTTTACCCCCAAATTTACTATGCACCCTAACTTCTATTATCTTAGGCAAGTCCATTCTCCTTATATTGGCATTATAAGTCTTGCAGTATTTTCTTTCTTCCTATTACTAGCCCGCTTCATTCTTACTTTCAATTTCCGGGCATTATTCGCTCTTTCCTTCCGTTTCACTTTTGTCTTCATGCTCACAGTTTAAATCCTCCAGATCTTTTCTAGTTACATACTCGCCGCGCTTCCACATTACTATTATAGCCCTTGTTACTGCATCCAATGTTCTTGTGCCACGTACCCAATAGTTCTCAGGCATTCCGTCTATCCTAGCCGCAGTTCCTAATACAATTCCCTCCTTATCTTTTAAGATCATAATAGACACACTGTATTTGTCAATCAATGGCCCACCTTTATCCCATCCACAAGAATACAAAGGTGTTTTATCTTTACAATTAAATCCTTCTATCTTATGAATTAGTTTATCTACTTGCTCATAACTAAGCAATCCTATTTCTATCTCACCATTTTCCATTTCTAATCTCCTTCTATATCTTCATGGAATTTCTTACACGACTTGCTCTCAAAATAATATCCGAATGACTCGCTAATAGTTATCCCTATAATCAATACTATAAAGAAACTTAGAATAGGGCTATCTGACATAAATTCGTAAATGTTCATTCTTTTATAGCCTCTCTGATGGCTGCGGCTTTATCACGAAAACTATTAAAATCATTTCTTGCTTTCTGCCTATCATCCCTATCAAGGCGGAAATCTTCACTTACCCATTCTTGTATTGTAAATGCCGCCTCATCCAAATCATCCGCTGCTATTTTTAATAGAGATACTAATTCTTCTATTGAAAGTGGTTTTTTATTAGTAGAATCGGTTAGTGTAGTCATACTATCTAGAGATTCTGCGTATTCTACAACTTTTTTCTCACTAACATTCTTCTCCTCTTTGTAGTCAGTTATTTCTGGGCAAGGTTCTGTAACATTATTAAAGCATTTAAAGCAATGCCCTATATGTACTCCGTCTAGTAAGTTTAACGGTATAGCGATTTTGCAATGCCTGCACACCATAAACAATTTTCCGCATCCTTCACACGGTTCTTCTTTCATACTAACCCCTCCTTTTCTGCGAACCATCTTTTCACTCCCACTGTTACCCCTTTTAAATCTTTGCCAGTGCATAACACTATTGAGCCAATAACAGAACAGGGTATCCATACATGTTCTACACCATCAAAAAATCTTATAGCTTTAAAAGTTTCCCCACTCTGCTTTTCAAAATCTACATCTACAAACTCATTTTCTATACTCATCTCATCGCCTTGTTTATATTGTGCAGAACATTTTCTATCTCTTTCCATTCTTTATTTTTCATTTTTGGCAATGCCCTGTTCTTTCTACCAATCCTACCTTTCTTAAAAGATTCTCTACAACATAACCTACATATATTATTGTAGCCGCTTTTATGACAGCCGCTTTTATAGAATCCCTCTTCTTCATCTTTTTCTACATGGCACTTAATACATTCCTTCTTCATCTCTGTAATTCTCTTACTTCAATACAATTATTAAGTATCTTAAACACCTTATCTACCTTTTTCATTTTCACCATTAATTCTAAATGAGTAAGAGGATGTCCATGATCGGATGCAGCCTTTCTATAAGATAGAATATATCTTTTTGCAACAGTGTATGGCATTGATATGCACTCCTTCTTCATCTCAGCACTTCCATCATCACTTGCTGGAATATTGCCGGTACACTACCTGTAAGATTTAGAAATACAGCGCCCATTACAGAACCTATTGTGTATGTGAATATATCTTCTATCATTTTATATTAGCAACGACATCCATCGTCGCTCCTCTTATTGCTATCTCTTTTCCAAAATTGGTTACAGCAAAGAAGCAGGTGTCGTCTTTAACTTTAGTCACTTTCACCATAGCTCCAAGATGCACTAACTGATTGCATACTTTAGAATCTGCTTTATCTACATAGTGATTTCTGAATATTCTTTTTCTCATATTCAATCCCAGTGCTTTCTTCAGAACTTTCATCTGATTGCCGGTAACTACCAAAGTTCTATTCATCGTCGTCCCCTATAGACATAGGTTCCCTGCTTTCTAAGTCTTTAGCTACAAGAATATAGGCTGCAATCATATAGGATTCTCTCTTTGCAAGGTGTTCCATAACTGATCCAGGCGATTTTTTAAATTCTTCAGCCAAGCCTCTACTACTTTCTGCTTGTGTACGAAGCCACTTAACAAATCTTTTCTTTTCATGATCTTCTAATATCATAATACCGCTCCTATTATTTTAAGTATTCTATACTTCATCTTTCCCTTCCTTCATCTTTGAAAAACTGACTACATTACTTTTCCTTCTCTTTAAAGATTCCCCATCGTACTCCGCCGCTCTTTGCTTTCCATCGCTCTTACGCCATTTATCTATATTTCTAACGGCCCATAGTTTCTTAGAACCAGATTTGGTAAGTGTCTCAGACATCTTAGCTAGTCCGGCTCGCTTCAAAGCTTTGGACAAGGCAATGGTGGCGGGTCTCTGTTGATCATCTTGACAGTATATGTCTACCAGCTCTGTTGCCGTAAACAAATCTCTCTTTATCGCTATTCCACTATGGACAATAACATTGTTCGGGTCTTCTATTATGCTATGAGCAAAGGCGTCTAGGTCTGAACGTGACATGTCTATCATTTCTTGCTTGGCTACTGTCAGCGGCGCTTTTCCGTTAGGATCAAACTTAGATATATCCACTTCGTTTAATAGATAATAGAAAAGTGCAGATGGTCCGTCTCCGTCTTTCCATTTTCCCAAGTCTTTATAGAACTTAGCGCTCTTCGGTTCCTTATTGACTTCGTATACAGCGGCTCGCCTGTCCTTATCTTCTAGGAATTGTGCATCGGGGTGATTGCTGTTCAGTAGATAATTTATACAATCTCTAACAGAGTAGGATGGTTGGAACTTGGCGTTTACAGTTACGTGTTCTCTAGTGATCAGGTTCTTTATTCTATCGGCGTCTCTTCGTCTATCTGTTCCGGTCAGTTCTTCGCCCATTAGAAACTGTTTATTGACCGACCACTCATTGAACGTTCCGTGCATATCTTCTTGAGAAATCACACCGAAATTATCTCCGTAGATCTTACCTATTATATACCCTAGTATACTCTTGCCTGTTCCTTGCTCCATGCCATGTAGTAAGACGGATGTGTACAGCTTGGTTCCTGGATGTTGTAGAGGATACGCTATCCACTGTATAAACCACTTCTTAAAATCTTCATCTTCAGAAAATAAATAATCTATAAACTCATGCCATATTGCAACGTCTCCTTCTTTTGGTTCGCATCCCCATCCTTGCCATACGTTTAAGCTATTATCTTCTGCTACTAACTTCTGTCCAGGTTCGTATACTAATTTACTATGCGTTCTCCTCTGCGGCCATTTACTCCATTCAGAAAATGTATTAACGTATTTCATTTTATCATCTATCGTTACAGAATGTCTTCTACTGGCGAATGTGCCTGTAGTTAGAGAATTTGATGTGAACAGTCTTCGTACGTTTACAACATAGTAAGATCCAGTGTCTTCTAGAAATGCAACTTCATCATTCATGTTCCATAGTTGCGGACCAAGTTGATAAGATTCATATTCTAGGTTGTCTACATCTTCTATAGTATGGTTCAGTAAAAAATCGTCTAGCCCCACCTTCTCACCATGATCTTCTTTCAGGTATCCTATATACACAATGGCTCCTAACTTAGTTAGCTGTACTGCTAGCTTGTTAAGAGCTTTCTTTACATTCTCATTCGTGGCTAGGTCACTGTCAAACAGCAATGAAACTTCTCGTTCTCTCCACTCTATACTTAGAAAATCATCAATAACTTCTTTATTAGATCTCTTACTCATAAAAGACCATACACCTCCTAGTCCTATAGTCGGCAATCCTTCTTTACAAGATTTGGCCGCTTTCTTTTCCCCCTCTGTAATAATGATAGATTTGGAAACATCTTTAGCTATGTCCGTCCACTTTACTAATGGTGGGAAGTATAAGTGAGAATCGGTGTCTCTCTTTTGGCTATATCGTTGTGGCTTTACTTCTTTAGATTTAAATCCCTTCTTCTTACCTATATATCTATACCGGCTAAATCCTATTAACTTTCCATTAATATCAAAGTATGGAATTTCGTAGGATTCTATCTTCTCTTTTATCAGTTTGTAAGTTTGCTCTGGGGTAAGCGATTTTAATTTAAGCTTCTTAGCATCTGCCTCTGTCAATCCGCTTCTTTTCAAATCGTCGAGCATATCTTTCTTAGACATTACGCGCTCCTTACGATTTATTTACTACTAAAGAACTCTTCTAGAGCTAACTCCACAACAGCTCTTTTTGATAAGTAAGGTATCTTCTTTCTTAAATAATCGTTAGCTTGTTTTACAGTCAGCTTCTTTTTATTAACTTCCTTCATTAACTGTTCTGCCGTTTTTCTTGAACCGACTTCTTTTCTTTGACAACTCTCAATGAATTCTTCTATCTTCCACATCAACCCCGCCTTTATTTGTATGGAAGTGAAGATATAATCATCCTCTGATTGCTGCCTTTTCTCTACTTCTTTAAGCTTTGACATAGTTAATACCTTTCTATTAGTTAATACAGGGTGCGTATTGTAGTACCAAAAATAAAGCTCGGCAAGTGCTATTTTTATAGGTATTTTTCGTAACAGTAAGCTTTACGGTTGAAGAGTGCTTACACTTTTTTAGGAAAAAATTAGGGCTAATTTGTATTTATTGCGCTTTTTATTTCGCTACTGGTTACGGTATTTTTTAAGTAAATTAATATGTTACTTCGCATTTCGCTTTTTTTAAAAATCCCCCCAATCGCTAAATAAAATCAGAGGTATAGTTAACAAATAGAATATATATATACAATTAAATATATTAATAAGAGAAATAAGAGAAATAAGCGAAATAAATAACTAATAACAGCTACTTACAAAAAACAAAAACGAAATAAAAGCGAAACAAGCGAAATAGCTATAAAGTTAACTAAACCGCTTGCATTCATTATTGACGGCCCATTAATATGACGTCCATAACATATGAGTAAAATCTTTTAGAGCGTTGTTGAGAAAAAGGAAATGAGGTAGTTATAAATGGCGAGTTCATCTAGTGCTGTCAGTGTTGCAAAGACTAAAGCATTAAAGACCTACCCAACAGCTCGGCGCGATCATAACCGAGCGATCAATAAGAAGTCTACTCGTGACAGAATAAACGGCGCTATACTTCTGCAGGGCTTAGCAAAAATAGATGTAGAGCTCGGCGAGCTTAATAATGCTGTTAAGAATGCGAAGAACTCAAAGGAAAATCCAGATAACGTTAATCTAGTTATCGCCAAGTCTCTCACCCGAACGAAAATATTAAAGACCAGAGCGGATCTTAAATTCCGCAAGCTTGCTAAGATACTTCCCGATCTAAAAGCTATCGATCTTACTTCCGGTGGTAAAGGTTTAAAACCATTCCCATTCACTATGGATATAAGCGGTACTACTTTGGAAGGGGAGATTGAAGATAATGGCTAACCCAAGAAAAGCCCCGAAGTCATTTCACTACACCAGACCGTGGATGTACCCTAAACAGACTGCCGCTATATTCAGTGCCATTAGATATAGTGTTATAGAAGCGGGAACAAAGAGCGGAAAAACTGTCGGCTGTATAGTATGGCTGTTTGAACAGGCTATGCAAGGAAGAGCCGGTGGAAACTTCTGGTGGATTGCCCCAGTCTATCCTCAAGCCAAGATTGCATTTACAAGAATGAAACGTTCCCTTCCAAAAGATCTGTATCATGCAAACGAAGGGGATATGACAATACACCTAATTCCAAACGATACGAAGATATGGTTTAAGTCTGCAGAGAAGCCAGATAATTTATATGGTGAAGATGTGTGGGCTGCGGTTATGGATGAGGCATCACGGATAAGACAGGAAGCTTGGTATGCAGTACGCTCAACATTGACAGCTACTAAAGGTCCATTGAGATTTATAGGCAACGTCAAAGGAAAGAAGAACTGGTTTTATATGTTGGCAAGGAAAGCAGAAGCCGGTGCTGAGAATATGGAATACCATAAGATAACATCAAGAGACGCTGCTGTAGCTGGAGTACTTGACCAAGAAGAAATAGATGATGCCCAATCTCTACTCCCAGATAATGTATTCAAAGAACTTTACGAAGCAGAAGCGAGTGATGATGCAGGAAATCCATTCGGAACTTCTGACATTGTTGCATGTATAAAGTTATTATCAAAGCGCGACCCTGTTATATGGGGATGGGATTTGGCTAAGACTATGGATTGGACAGTTGGTATAGGGATAGATGATGCTGGAGAAGTTTGCAGGTTTGAACGATTCCAGAAATCTTGGGTAGATACGAAACGTGTTATAAGTGGTCTGATAGGCGACACTCCAACACTCGTCGATTCTACAGGCGTTGGAGATCCTATACTTGAAGACCTGCAGAAAACCAATCCAAATGTTGAAGGATACAAATTCAGTCAGTCTAGCAAGCAACTATTAATGGAGAAGTTGGCCATAGGAATTCAGCACCACGATATAGCTTATCCTGAAGGACCTATATCTATAGAGCTAGACAACTTTGAATATGAGTACACAAGAACAGGTGTTAAGTATTCTGCGCCAGTAGGATTGAATGATGACTGTGTATGCAGCTTGGCCCTTGCATGGTTCCATTATAATGCAGAAGTTGCAGACAGTGGAATGAGAATACGATGGGCATGATAAAGACCAAACGATGGTTCCATGTTCTCAATCAGCTACCTATGTTAGGACAGAAGGTTGAGATAAGATTGTCAGAGCATGTAACTTCGGAAGCGCACTTTACAGGCGTATCTTTCAATCCTGGGAAATGGTGCTACGGAATATTTAAAGAAGATATGTCATCCAGTGGAAATGAAGATTTTAATACTGCTGTGGAATGGCGTCCATTGTCCAACATATCAGAACCAGTTGGGAGAGAAGTAGCATGAAGTTTAGAGCAGCAATGAGAGCGTTGTTTGAGAAAGACAGTGCTGTCGATGGATTGGTATATGGTCCAAGAGCAGACATGCCTATATGGAGCAATAACAACCCGATCAAATTATCGGAAGAAGGTTACAAGAAAAACGTTATAGCATTTAGATGTATTGAAGAAGTAGCAAGGAGCGCAGCCAGTGTTCCGCTGAAATTATATAGACATAAAGGTGATGGTGATAAGGAAGAAGAATTCAATCATCCTCTGAACTTACTATTGAAGCGCCCCAATCCTCAGGAATCTTTAGCACGTCTTATCCATTCCTTAGTTGGCTATTACAATATAACTGGCAACACTTACTTTGAAGCAGTAGCGCCAAGAGAAACAGCGCCTCCAAGAGAGATATATGTTAAGCGCCCCGATAGGATGAGTATTATAGCTGGGAGCAAATCTATCACAGGATACCGCTACTCAACAACGAATGGAAGTGTACACTGGCCCGTCAATGATCTTACAGGACAGTCACAGATTCTGCATTTGAAAACATTCAATCCGTTTGATGACTTCCTTGGTCTAAGTCCCATATCTATAGCTGCTTCAAACATTGACCAACATAACGAGATTGATATATGGAACTATAGTATGTTGAAGAACGGAGTATTCAGCGGCTCAGTTATCAAAACAGATAAGACACTTGGGGATAAAGAGTATTTCCGCATTATGAATCAGCTAAAGGAAAAGCAGACAGGATCTATCAATGCGAATAAGAATTTAATACTTGAGAAGGGATTATCGTTTGAAGGAATGTCTTTCAATCCAAAGGACATGGCTATTATTGAGAACAAAGGAACAACCGCAAGATTTATATGTCAAGCGTTCGGCGTCCCTCCTTTCTTATTAGGATTACCAGAGGGCGCAACGTTTAGCAATGTAGCAGAAGCGAGACTTTACTTTTGGGACAATACTATTATTCCTTTGCTTGGAATGATCTTGGCAGAATTAAATAATTGGCTGGTTCCAATGTTTGACGATCCGTCGTTAATGATAATGCCAGACTATGACGAATGTCCAGCTTTGGAACCGCGCCGCCAGCAACGTTGGGATCGTATATCGAAAGCTGACTTCCTTACTATAAATGAAAAGCGACAATCACTAGGATTCAAGGATGACCCGAACGGAGATGAGATATTAGTGTCAGCCACAATGATACCGCTTGGCGCTGACCTAGCAGAACCTGCAAAGGATGCGAGCAAAGCAATGACCGATCTTGATCTTAGCAAAGAAGATTACAATCTATGGTTGATAGATCAAGGTGTCGGGGAAATACGCGCAAGAGCGTTGACAGAATTAGCATACGAGAAAACAGGTACGGAATAGTGGAATTGAATATATCATCAATGGATTCAGATGGCATTGTTAAGATGTTAGATGAGAACAAACCTACGATATTGAAGTTGGTAAGGAAAGCCTATCCTACTACTAAGTTTGTACCATTGAATCCGAGGAACAGAAGAGAACGTGCAAGGATGATAGCAGTTCAGTTAAGAATGCAATTAGCTTTGGAGCGTAGCTTGACAAGATCAATGACAGCCGCAATAACAAGACAGGCGACTATAGCGGCCACAGCATACTTGGAAGAGACTAATGATACAGCGGCGGCAAGAGCTGCAATAGTAGCAGTAAATGAAACGTTATCTGATATTCGTAAGACGCTTGAAACATTCTATAGATCTGTATATGAAAAGGTAGGAAGACCTGCTATCAACTCTATACAAGGTAAGCAAGAATCTGTACGCATTGAAACGAAGGATGTTGATAGCGAGTTTATAAGAAGGCAGAAAGAATATATAGCGGAAAACGGTTTAAAGAAAGCAGAAGCCATTAGCGAAACGACGAAACGAAAGATCAATCGTATTATAGTTAATGGAATCAGTGAAGGAAAAGGTCCACGAGATGTTGCTAGAGGGATTGTCAGTTCTATTAGTGGTACAGGCAGGCAGACGGCGCGGACACGCTCAATAATGATTGCAAGAACGGAAACGCATAGTGCTGCGAACAGTGCCATGAACGATGCGATAGGATCAACAGGATTCTCACCGATTAAGGAGTGGGGTACTGTAGAAGATGGAAGAGTAAGACCGGACCATGAAGCGGCGGATGGACAAAGAGTTGGATTCAACGAATCTTTTTCAATTGGGGCTGACACTTTGAAATTCCCAGGTGATCCACGTGGCCCTGCGAGTCAGATTGTTCAATGCAGATGTGTACTACTATATAGGACTGAATAGAGGAGAAATAAATTATGTTTGAAATGTTGAGTATGGAAGATGAAGAATGGCAAGATGGTCTTGAATCTAAAGAAGGAAGGATCAACGTTGAATTTGAAATTAAGGAACTTACAGAAGAAGGAACTTTTAAAGGTTACGCTTCCGTATTTAATAACGTTGATTCTGATCGTGACATTATTGTTCCTGGTGCTTTTGCTGAATCTCTAAAGAAAAAAGGCGTCAAAGGTATACGCTTATTATGGATGCACGACTCTCGTCAGCCGATAGGCACTATAACAGTGTTGCAAGAAGACAAGACTGGTCTATACTTTGAGGCGAAACTTGTGCTTACTGTGCAAAAAGGATTGGAAGCGTATGAGTTGCTAAAGGCTAAAGCTATTGACCGCATGTCTATCGGCTTTACGATACCTGACCGAGAAAACGATATTGAAGTTAGTCGCGATAGAATGAAGCGGAAAATCAAGAACGTTGATCTGTGGGAAATTTCAATAGTTACATTCCCAGCAAACCAACGGGCTAAGATACAAGCTGTTAAGAGTGAAAGCGGTTCTGTTGTTGGTAAAGTAACAGTGGATAAACTTGACAGTGTAAGAAGTGTAGAAAATTACCTACGAGATGTAGGATTTTCAAGAAGCATAGCAAAAGCTATGTCTAGCAAGTGGAATTCTCAGCGTGATGTTGAGGAATCTGATAACGATCAGCGGGATGCTGGAATTAAAGGTATGCTGGCCAATATTAAAAAGGCTAGTGATTCGATGATAACTAAGAGGTAATGATAATGGATCTCAATGAAGTTAAAACAGCGGTAGATGGTTTGTCTACTACCTTCATACAGTTTCAGGAAGCAAATGATCTGCGCTTGAAAAGTATTGAAGAAAAAGGATACGCTCCTGCCGATCTGGAAGAAAAGGTAACGAAGCTCAACACTGATGTAGACGCATGGCAGGAAAAGCTGTCTAAGGTCAACGACAATGTTGATCTTATTGCAACGGCTGCAAACCGTTCCGGTGCTGGCAGTGACGATTCTGCAACCGTTAAACTTGCGACTGCATTCTTACACCTTAAGGATTCTAAGACTGGTCGCGAGTTCGATGAGAAAAACATTGACGTTGAGGAGTTCCTTGCTTACCAGAAAAGCTTTGGTAAGTACCTTCGCAAAGATGAGAAAGGAATGGGGCCTGACCAGTACAAAGCATTGTCTGTCGGTTCTGATCCTGACGGTGGTTATTGGGTAACTCCTCAGATGAGTGCGCGGATTATCACTGACATTAATGAGTCCTCACCTTTGCGCGAGCTTGCAACTGTCGAAACTATTTCCGGCAATTCTCTGGAGCTGGTTTCTGATACAGACGAAGCTGCTTCTGGCTGGGTAGCTGAGAAAGAATCTCGTCCTGAAACTGCAACGCCGCAGATTAAGAAGAACGAGATTGTTGCTCACGAAATCTATGCCGAACCACGCGCCACGCAACGTATGCTTGACGATACTGGATTCAGTGTTGAAGGTTGGCTTGCGCGTAAGATTGCCGACAAGTTCCGCCGTACAGAAGCAACTGCCTATGTCAATGGAACCGGAGTTGGCAAGCCACGCGGAATCATGAGCTATACGGCTGGCACAGCATGGGGAACTATTGAACAGGTGGTAAGCGGAGCTGCTGCTGCTGTAACGTTTGATGGATTGATTGATTTGGAAACTGCATTGAAAGAAGATTACCGCAACCGCGCCGTCTTCTTGATGAAACGTACTACTGTTGGAGCAGTCCGTAAGTTGAAAGATTCTAATGGTCAGTATCTGTGGCAGCCGAATCTTCAAGTTGGCCAACCAGCTACATTGATGGGATACCCTGTTCGTCTAGCTAATGATGTTGCGGCCGTAGCTGCCAATGCTTTGGCTGTTGCGTTCGGTGATTTCGGCGCTGCATATACTATCGTTGAGCGTTCCGGCATCCGAGTTCTTCGCGATCCTTATACCGCCAAGCCTTTTGTTAAGTTCTACAGCACACGGCGAGTCGGTGGCGACGTTGTTAATTTTGAAGCGTTCAAGATTCAGAAGATATCTACATAAATCTTTCTGACATTTTTCAATAATCCAAATGGAGGATTTTTACAATGCGTGATTTAAAAAGTAATGTAGATATCGCACAGTCTCTGCTTCCGCTGTCTCGTACAGCTACGGCGGATGGAACTGGCGTTGATCTACGTGGATACGATGCTGCAATGGTGGTGTTTGATATGGGATTGGCCAGTGGTACTAGCCCTGTATTTACACATATCATTGAGGAGTCGGATGATAACTCAACGTTTACAACTGTAGCGGCTGCCGATTTGGATGGCGCTGCTCCTGTTGTTACAGCAGCCAACGATAATGGAGTTACGCGAGTTGGATATACTGGCGGTAGTCGGTATATCCGTGCTGCAATTTCTGCGGTAGCAGGAACTTCCCCTGTACTGGTAAGTTCTGCATCCGTTGTTCGTGGTAATCCTTCGCTCGCACCATTGGCATAAGGATTTAAGATAGTGCCCTTTGCATCGCCGCCGGTTTGCTCTCCTTCCTTCCCCAATTCTGTGGACGGGTGGTGGTGCTTTTTTTATAAGGAGAATATGAAATGAGTAAGTGTATAAAGATGTCGGCAACCCGCCAAGGATCTGAAGATGGTCTTGAAGTTAAAACGTTCAAGGAAGGTGAGAAGTACGAAGTGGAAAGTTCTTTGGCCGATGTATTCATTGATGCGAAAGATGCTAAGGAAATAAAGCAGAAGCAAAAGTCAGCCGAAGAAGTAGCTGCTGAAAAGGAAGCTGCTGAGAAAGCAGAAAAGGAAGCTGCTGAAAATAAAAACAAAGGTAACGCACCTAGTAACAAATCAAAGTAACACTATAAAAATACAATAGGAGAAATCCAAATGGGCACTGCAAACACAAACAGAGATGTGACAAAAAACGTCAATGGCGAAATAGATAACAGAGCTGTGACAAAAAACGTCAATGGCGAAATAGCTAACAGAGCTGTGACAAAAAACGTCAATGGCGAAATAGCTAACAGAGCTGTG